GGCGGAGTTCGTCGGGCATGGGGGCGCCGGGCTGGCGGGCGGTCACGGGGTGGTGCCGTTGATGAGGCGGGCAACTGCGGTGGCGGTCTCCCACAGGGGGTAGCCGGGCTCGTGCTCGCGGAAGGGGGCGAGCCAGGCGAGGGCGTTGGCGGTGGCTTCCAGCCAGTCGGCGACCGGGTCGGCGAGTCCGGCGAGGCGGCCGGTGATCTCGGGCGCGACGTCGCGGAGGGTGTCGGCTGCCTGCTGGAGTTCAGCGGCCTGGGGCCAGGTGGTGCGGCGCTCGACGGTCATGCGGTCTCCTCGATGATTTCGGCGTCGGTGATGTCCTCGGCCTGGCGGGCGAGGTAGCGGGCGGACGCTTCACGGATCCGCTGTTCCTCGGCGGCGCGCTGTTCCGGGGTCTGCTGGGGTTCGCCGGCGGCGGCGCGGATACGGACGGCGTGCGGCTTGGTGAGCGGCTTGCCGAGGGGGTGCTTGCGGGTGGCGTGGGGGCCTTTGCAGGGGTGGCCGAGTTCGGCGCGGCAGGCGGGGCACTGGATACCGAGGGGGCCGGAGCGGCGGACGGTGTCGATCAGTTCGACCTCGGCGTCGTCGCTGTCGGGGACGGCGCGGTTGCCTTCCCAGCCGCGGGCCTCCAGCTCCTTCATGAACGCCTTGGTGGGGCCGCCTTCGAGCGCGAGCCGGCCGGTGGGGGCGGCGACCGCGCCGGAGGCGATGGCGCGGACTTGGCCGCGGTATCGGGCGAGGTACTCCTCGACGGTCTCGTCGCCGACGGGCTCGTACTGGAAGTTCTCCAGCCGGGCGTTGCGGATCTTCGTGCGGAGCGTGCGGATGTGGTGCGGGAGGATCCACAGCCGCTCGTTCGGGTTCTGCGGGGCCGTCGTGTAGTAGGCGGCGACAGCGTTCCGGGCGTCAGAGTCGAGGGGCACGTCGTGGAGGGCGGAGGCCCACGCGGTTGCGGCGGCGAGGGAGGGCTGCCGGTTGTCGAAGGCAGCTGCGTGGCCGAGGAGCTCGGCAGCCTCGTCGGGGTTCATCGGTCGTCCCCTGCGGGCTCGGCACCGCAATGGGGGCAGGTCTGGGCTTCGAGGTCGACGCAGACGATGCAGTCGTGGCCGACGCCGTCGGACACCTCGGGTGTGTCGCTGACGTCGAAGCCGCAGAGGGCGGTGTCGGGGTCGCAGCAGAAAACGTGCGTGGTGTCGTTGTCGAAGCCGGTCGTCCCAGCGTCGGGGGCGAGGGCGGTGTTCATGCGGAGTCTCCTTGATCGCGGAGTTGGGCGGCGATGGCGGCCCAGCCGGCGACCTTCGCGTCGGTGCCGGTGAGGGTCTGGCCGGAGGGGAGGGCGATGACGTTGCCGCTGGGCTTGCGGAGTTCGGCGAGGGCGAACTGGAGGGTGCCGCCGGTGACGGGTTTGGAGAGGTCACCGATGCGGGCGAGGGCTGCCCGGAGTTCGTCCGCCTGGATGCCGTTGGTGAGGGCGTCGGCGATCGCTCGGCGGATGGTGTGCTTCCCCTGGGCGGTGCGCTGGCCGTAGGTGCCCCACCACTCGTCGAAGAGGTCGTCGGAGGGGGTGCGCTCGGCGCGGCGTGCGGGGAGGTTCCTCTGACGGTTCTCTGTTGGTTCGTTGAAGGGTTCGGGTGAACTTTGGACGGGGTTTCTGGTCTCAAAGTTCGGGGTTTCTGCTTCAAAGTTCGGGGTTTCGGGCGCAGAGTTCGGGGTTTCTGCGGTCGATTCCCCGTCGTTCTGACGGGGTTCCTCACCAGTAACCCCGTCAGATGTGCGGGGTTTCGGGACGATGCGGTACCGGTTCGAGCGGTGCCGGCCGCCGCCGTTCTCGACGTCCAGCTCCCCGAGCTCGGCGAGCGCGGCGATGGCCTTCTGGACCGCGCGGGGGCTGAGCTTCGTGCGTTCGGCAAGGTCATCAATGGACGGCCAGCAGTAGCCGTTGTCGTCGGCCCGGTCGGCCAGCGCGAGCATGACGAGCCGGGCCCCGTTGCGGGACTCGGACCGGGACCACACCCAGTTGGTGACCTTGAAGCTCACGGGATCTCATTTCGCGTTCGTGCTGGTCGGGGAGCCGGAGCGGGCGGCCGAGGCCGCCCTGGGCTACGGAGGTGTCCGGATCATTCGCGTACGGGGAACTCCGGGGCCGGCGGCGGGACAGGGCCCGGGAACTGCTCGGGCGCCGCGAGTAGCGCGGCCAGTTCGCTGACGAGCTCGGGCGGCATGGCCCGGTGCAGCTCGGCAGCGATCGCCTTGGCGCCGTCGTCGAACTTGATCAGCGCTTGCTTGCGCGGCTTCAGGCCCTGCCGGTTGAAGCGCGGGCGCTCGGCGCGGATCGCCGCCGTCTCCGCCTTCAGCGCCTCCTCGTAGGAGTCGTAGAAGGAGACGGCCACGTACTCCGCGACCGACCACCAGGCAGAGCTTCTGCGGTGGTCGGACCAGCGCAGGGCGCTGCCCGTCGACACACCGATGTACAGCGGCTGCTGATCTGCCGCGTAGAAGCGGTAGACGAAGGGGTCGACGAGCCAGTAGGTGCCTTGCTCCTCGCGCGTCATCAGGTCCCGCGTGGGTGCGTCGCGGTCGAGGGGTCTGACGGGGAAGTGCCGTGGTTCGTTCACAAGAATGAGAATACCGTTCGCGATCGCGCTTCGCGACCCCGATCGGCGAACGCGTAGCGCGACCGTGACAAGCTGTGCCACCATGAGCGCCATGGACGACCTCGACATGGAGATTCAGGCCGCAGCGAAGAAGCGCGCGCGGGCCGAGCAGGCCTTCAACGCCGCTGACGTCGAGCTGCGGCAACTCCTGGTCAGAGGCCGAGCGGAGGGCAAGGGGCCGTCGCACATGGCGAAGCTGACGGGCTTCACCCGCGAGTGGGTCGCGAAGATCGCCCCGGATCCCAAGCGGCAGCGCGACATCAACGCGGCCCGGAACATCGCCGAGTCCTGACACGGTCCCCTCCCCTCTGGTCTCCTGGCCCCGCACCGGTGTGCGGGGCCTTGTGCTGCGTGGTCAGCGGGTGTTGCGTCGAAGTGCGCTGCGGTCGTAGGTGCCGGGTCGGCGGATCGTGATGCGGGCCTTGATGAGCAGCACCCGTGTGCTCTCGTACGGCCGGCCGATCTCCCGGGCTATCTGCTGGATGGTGTGGCCGCTCGTGTAGAGGTCGATGGCCTGTTCGGTGAGGCGGCGGCGTTCTTCGCCCTTCAGGTGGGGGCGGCCTTTGTTGCTCATCAGGCGCGCTTCCAGGTGACGGTGCCGCGCTCGACGTAGCCGGAGGCGCGGCTCTCACCGGTGGGGTCGTTCATCGTGTTCTCCTTGGGGTTGGCGCCCCGCCGGATTCCGCCCGGCGGGGCGCTGTTGGTGGGCGGTCAGCGGTAGTTGTGGATGAGCAGCCAGGCGGGCGCCGGGTGGTCGGTCAGGCCGAGGCGGACAGCGACGTAGTCCAGGGCTGCGTCCCAGTCGGCGAGCTCGGCGACCGACGCCATGTCGGCCGTGATGCGGAGGACGGTGTTCTCCGGGATCTGGCGGAACCGGGTGCAGAGGATCGCCTTGTCCCGGTCGCCGACGACGGTGTAGCCGACGGCGTCGGGGGCGTCGTTACGTTCCTCGCCGAGTGCTCGGTCGAGCTGTCCGAGGTCGGTGTCGGCGGGGATTTCGAAGCCGTAGGCGAGGGTGGTCGAGTGGTAGAGGCCCATGTCGTGTCTCCTGGTCAGTGGCCGATGAGTGCCGAGCAGGCGCGGCAGTGGCCGGCGTTCGGCGGGACAGGCGCGTTGCAGCGGGGGCAGGTCATGACAGGTCCGGTACGAGGAGCCATCCCGGCTCTGGGTGGTCGGCGTGCCCGAGCTTCTCGGCCGCCGCGTGCAGCGCCGTGTTCCAGGCGGTCACCTCGTACCGCTGGAATTGGTCGGGGGTGATGGTCTTGAACTCGCCGAGGTCGACCTCGTGGCACTCGGTGGTCAGGAACGTCATGTCGCGGTCGTAGTCACCGGCGTGGAGATAGCCGACGCGATGCGCGTCGGACTGATTCGCGAGGGCGGCTTCGAGGGCCTCGCCGTCGGTGTCGGGGATCTGGAAGCCGTAGGCGAGGTACGTGGAGTGGTACATGCCCATCAGGTGGGTTCCTTTCGTGCGGCCCTCTGTGGGGCCGGGAGTCCGGGTGGTGGTTCGGGTAGGTCGCGGGCCCGCCACGGGGCGTGTGTGGAGCAGCGGGGCCCGCAGGGGTAGGGGCGGACGGGCCCGCCATGCGCCGCGGGGATGTCGCAGACGGGCCCCTCAGCGGTCATGAGGCGAGGTCGTCGACCGCGTACTGCTCCCGGGCCGCGGCCCGAGCGGCGGCCAGTTCCTCGGCCTGCTTCCGCTGGTACCGCTCCTCGTTGTCGGCGAGGTGCCGCGGGTTGACGCACTCGGTGACCGGGCAGGCCGGCAGGCGGCGGACGATGCCGACCGCCTTGTGCCCGCGGTCGAGGAGGAACGACAGCTGCTTCGGCGTGTAGACGTGGCCGTCGAAGGAGAAGCTGCCGCTGTCGCCCTTCCAGCCGATGTGCCCGCCGGGCAGGTCGTGGGTGCGGTCTTCCCACAGGTCACGGATCGAGTTGATCGGGTTGAGTTCCTGGCGCAGGGAGCTGAGGACGAGGTTCCGGACGCTGGCGAGCTTGTCGAAGGCCTCGGTGCGGTGCCTCTTGACGAGGGTGGTGCGCTGGCCTTCGGACAGGCCGCCCCACACGCCGTCGTCCTGGCGGGTGCGGAGGGCGAACTGGGCGCACTGGAACATGACGGGGCACGCAAAGCAGTAGCCCTTAGCGGCCTTGATGGCGTGGCCGTTCGTCGCGCTGGGGAACCAGCCCTCGGGGTCCTGCTCGCGGCAGGCTCCCTGGTCGCGCCAGTCCGCCTTACGCTTCGTCTCGGGAACGGATCCGGTGTGGTGGGTCATGCTGCTGCTCCGAAGATCGCGGTGTACTGGGTGCGCAGGGCCTCACGCATTGGCTGGTCCTCGACGTGCTCCGGGGCAACGCAGCTGACGTAGCCACAGCCCGGCAGGACGCGGCCGACCGGTTCGCGCTGGTTGGCGATGCGGAAGGCGAGCCGGCGGCCCATGTAGTTGTGGCCGCAGTACATGAACACCGGCGTGGTGCCGTCCCGCAGGGAGCCAGTCCATTCGAGGTGGCCGCCCGTGGTGGGCTTGGTGAACGTGCGCCACTTCTGTTCGAGAGTCAGGGACGGCTTCCGCTTGCTCTTCGGCAGGCCAAGCTCGGAACGGATGCGGCTGACGCGTCGGGTGGCGGTGCTCAGGGCGCGGGCGATGTACCGGTCCGAGTGGCCCTCCTGAAGGAGGGCGATGATGTCCGCGCGGGACGGCCCGACTGAGCGGGGTGCCCGGTTCGGGAACGACCGCTTTCGTGCGCGGCGCATCACGGTGTCCTCGACGTGCGCCCCAGCGACGCAGCCCTCGGTGTCGCACCCGGGGTAGACGATGCCCTGAGGGTCGCGGCCGTGGTGGAGGCGGAACGCGACTCGGTACGCGGACTCCATGGAGCGGCAGTGCTTGATCATGGGTGCGTGGCCGCCGGTGCGGAGGCCGGTCCACTCGACGTGCCCGTCGGCGCGGGGGACCGCGTGCGCGCGGTAGGCGTCCTCGACGCTGGCGTAGGCGGGCGGCTGGCCCTGTCGTGGCGCGGGGAGGCCGAGCGTCTTGCGAACGTTGCCGACGGTGGGCCTGCTGACGCCGAGTTGGCGGGCGATGGCGGACTCGGTCATGTCACCACGTCGCAGCAGCGCGGCGATCTCCTCACGGGACACGGGCAGCGGGCGGGGCATCAGGCGGCCTCGCCCTCGTCGTCGACGGGGATGGTCGTCTGGATGTCGAGGGCGCGGGCGAGGAGCTGCGTGAACTGGGCGCCAGTCATGGTGACGTAGCCGTCCGCGGCCGAGCCCTTACCCTTCCGCTTGTGCCATACGACGCCGAGCCACGCGCCGTCATTCGTGCGCTCCAACTCGGTCTCGGCGATCCACTCCGCCAGGCGCGCCGTGGCGGTGTTCTTCGCCTCGATGACGACGCCGACCACGCCGGCGATGTCCCCGCGGTCCTTCGTCGATCCGGCGAGGCGCCGTTCGGCGAACGGCCAGCCCGCGGCCTTGAGGTGTTCGACGATGGCGCGCTCCCACGCGCTGCCCTTCGCCTTGTTGCGGTTGGTCACTGGTTTCCCCCGGGAACGGTGAGGTGGCCTTCTGTGCAGGTGTGGGCGCCGCCCGGGTGGAGGACGGCCGCGGTCTCCACGCCGCAGGTGGGGCAGTGGCGGAAGCCTTGGGTGGCGATCGCGCCGTACGGTGCGGGCGGGAACGTCGCCCCGCGGTGCTGGCCGGTGGGCCACACCAGTTGGGCGGCCCAGCGGAGCGGGCGGGGCAGGGCGAGAACCTGGGTACGGGTCACGACGCCGCCCCCTCAACGGCGGCCTCGCGGAGCTCGCGGACCTCGCGGGTGAGCTGGACGTTGATGCCGATCAGCTCCGACCGGTCCGCGTCCAGCGCACGGCGCGCCTTCTCCGACAGGTTCAGCTGCTGCCGCAGTCGAACCACCTCCGGCGACGGCGCCGGGTAGTTGAGCGGCGCGTCCGGCTTTGCGTCGCGGAGCTGCTCGATTGCGGCGAGCCGCTGGTCAGCGAGTTCCTGTGCAGCGTCACGCTGCTGCCAGAACTCGTCCTTCACCTGCTTCACGCGGCGGGTCTCGGCGCGCTCGGCGGCGAGGTCACGGTTGTAGCGGGCACGGGTAACGAACGGGAGTCTCATGCGGCACCTCCGGCGCGCTGGTGGGGAAGCAGGGGCCAATCACCGCGGACGTACTTGGCGCGGTCCTCTTTGCCTGGGGTGCGGCGGAAGTAGTCGGCGAGGGACTCCGCCTGCTCGCGCGCCCACTCGGTCTGCTGCTGGTGCAGGTCGTCGATCGACGCGGCGCCGATCTCGGCGTGGGGCGAGGCGATTCGCCACGCGACCCGGCATGCTGCGATCGCGTCCGCGGCGGCGTCGTGCGCGGCGTCGAGGGGCACCTGCCAGTGGCGGCACAGGTCGGTCAGCGTTCGCTTCCCGCGCCGGTAGGGGTCCACGTGCTTGTCGAGGACGAACGGGTCGACCACCCGAAGGTCGTCGCCGACGGTCTCGGCGAGGGGCTGCACGCCGTGGCGGCGGGCCTCGCGGTCCAGCATGGTCAGGTCGTAGGCGGCGTTCATCGCGACGACCGGGATCCCGGACAGGACGACCGCGGTGAGTGCGGTGACGACCTCCTCGACGACCTCGCCGGCCGGGCGGCCCTCAGCGCGGGCGCGCTCCGTGGTGATGCCGTGCACCGCGCTGGCGGCCTCGGGGATTTCGATGCCCGGGTTGGCCATCCACGTGGCGGAGGCGGCGGGCGGTCCGCCGCCGCACTGGACGACGCACGCGGTGACGATCCGGTCTCGCTCGGGGTTGACGCCCGAGGTCTCCAGGTCGAAGCCGGCGAGGCGGCCCAAGTACCAGGGCGCCTGCTGGTCGGTCTGCTGGTTCATGTGGTCTCCTGAGCGGGGCCGCCCCGCACTGCCCGCGGGGCGGCCGTCTGCTGGGTGCGGGCTTAGAACGGCGGGTCGGACGGGTCAGGGCCGAGGGTGAGTTCGGTGATCCGCTTCTCGATGTCGCCAGTGAGGTCGGCGCCCTCGTTCTTCAGGGCGAAGGCGATGGTGCGGGCGACGCTCTGGCCACTGCCGTCGCCGAGCAGGGCGCGGGCGAGACGGTCAGCTAGGACCAGGCGGACGGGCTCCGGGACCTCGGCGGTGACGTCCGGCGTGGGCGCCCACGGGTCGGCCTGGCGTACGGCGGACGCTGGAGCCTGGTACGCGGAGCGCGGGTCCCAGCCGGCTTCTTCGAGCCGATCGTCGACTAGGTCGTCCACGTTGCAGTGGGCTTCGTCGAGCGCCTTGGAGAGGTCGATCGCTGCCTGCCAGCGGTCCTTCTCTCGGCTGGCCAGACCGTCGGCGATGTGCGCGGCGACGAGAGTGCGGGTGTCGTTGAGGCGGCAGCGCAGGGAGTAGAGCGCCTCCCGCAGATCGGCGGTCCGGACGGCCTGCTCCTCGTTGCGGACGAGGGCGGCGTGGCCCTGCCCGATCCACGCGGAGACCTCGGCGATCCGCATGTCCGCGGGGACTTCGGTCAGGTGGCGGGCGGCGTTGGCGAGGTGCTTCTCGGCTTCGGCGCGGTGGTTGATGCTCATGCCTCACCACCGGGCTGCACGGTCTCGGGCCAGTCGGTGGAGCCTTCGACGGCTTCGGTGTCCCACCGGCCGTCACCGGCGGCGGTGTCCTGCTCGCCGCTGTACGCCTCGGCGGCGGGCTGCTGCGGCACAGCCGGGGCCGGGGCGGTGAGGGCGGCCACCGACAGCGGCGCCTTGACCGGCGCGATCTCCCCGTGGACGTAGCCGTCGACTTCCTCAGCCGCGTACGGCAGGCCGTGCAGGGCGTCCGACGCGATCAGCCGGCAGACCTCGCCGGTTGCGCGGGCCACCAGCATCGTCTTGGGCTGCTTCTTCCACTGGTCTTTGCCCATGAGGCCCATGCGCTGGGCTCGCGGGATGTCCCACACGACCTGCTGCCACGACTCGGCGCCCTTCCGGCGGCCTCGCATGATGCAGTGGACGTCGTCGGACTCGACGAGCTCGATGTCGTGCCCCTGAGACTGGACGATCGCCCGCATGGCGTGCGCCCTCAGGGCGGGCTGCCCCTGGATGACGTCGATGGACTTGAGCGCGGTCATCGGCTGGAGGCCGAGTTCCTGCCCGGTGAGGATGGCGGCGGTGATCTCGTCGGGCTTGCCGCGGTATGCGCCGGCGAAGCTGGTGTTGGCGAGGGACTGGGCGACGAGGTTGGCCTGGCGGGCGGACTCGACCCACTGCATGAGCTCGTTGGCGGGCTGCTGCGGGGTGGCGGTGGCGACGGCTTGTTCGTCGCGGTGGGCGATCTCAGTACTCACAGGTATTCCTCGGCTTGTCGGAGGGTGTCCCAGGTCGGCATTCCGATCTGGGGGATTTCGGTGACGGGCCCGGTCCAGTCGGGCCAGTTGCCAGTGCGCTCGCACTCGGCGTAGATGCGCAGCGCCTTCTCGTTGCGGGCGCGGCCGATGTCGCGGTCCTGCTGCGCGAGCTCCCGCACGGTGATCAGGTACGGGGCGGTCTTCGACTGGAAGACGAAGATGAACCGGCACCCGTCCGGGGCGAGCCCCGCAGCCTCGATCCCGTCGGTGTAGAGGGCGTCCTGCTGGTGGTAGGAGTGGTCGCGGATCGCGCGGGACACGGCGTCGGGGCTGGCGTCCTTCGCCGTCTTGTAGTCGGCGGCAAGGGCCACGCCGGGCAGCTGCTTCAGCCAGTCCGGGCGGACGCGGCAGCGGACACCGGTTGCCGGGTCGGTCCAGAAGATCGACAGTTCCGCGCGGCCTGAGCCGGGGGCGAATAGCGGCCCCGCAATCGGGTGCTGGCGGATCGCCTCCGCCATCGCCTGCACCTGCTCGTGCTCCTTCGGGAGCAGCGGCACCAAGCCAGCGGCGTACGCGCCGTCACGCTGGACCTGGGCGTCCTTCTTCTTGTAGTCGGGGAAGTCGATGAGTTCGAAGTCGGAGCCTTCGCCGAGGACGAGCTTGTGCGCGGCGTGCCCGAGGTCGAACTCCCGCTTCGGCGCCCGCGGGTTGTCCCGGTCGTACTTGAACTGCGCGGGGCAGCCCGGCGCGAGCAGTGCGCGCAGCCCGGACGAGGAGATCGACGTCTTGTCGGCGTGGTACTGCTCGGCGGTGAGGTCGTCCCGGATGACCGGGCCGGCGGCCGGGGCCTGGACCCCGGCGTCGGTCGTGACGGTCACGGGGTCTCCTCGGTGGTCGGGTAGTCGAAGGCGGGGGTGGTGGCGTCGGGGTCGGCGTCGTAGAGGAGGTGCCGGTACTCGGCTGCCTCGCCCGCCGTGGCGTGTCCGGTGGGCCAGTCGGGGTGCTCGACCAGCCAGTGCGCGCGGTCGAGGCGCTCGGCGAGCCGCTCCTTCGCGGCCTGGCCCTGCTGCCGGACGACGAGGTCGTGCATGCGCTCGCTCACCGGCCCTCACCCCGCTCGGCGGCGTCGGCCGCCTTCTTACGCAGGTAGTAGGCGGCGGCCCGCATGCGGTGGCATGCCTTGCACACGCGTTGCCCGCTCTTGGGCACCACGTAGAGGTTGTCGCCAGCCAGTTCGTGTCCCCGTCGGCAGTGCGTCTGCGTTTGCGCGCGGTCAGCGGGACGGCCGAGGTACTGCTGATCTGCTTGTGATGGGGATGCGTCCCGGTAGCCGTGTCTTGCCAGACGCGCTTGGATGCCGTTGTGTCGTACCCCGAGAACCTGGGCGATGTGGTAGACGGTCACGCCCTGCTCGGTCAGCGAGTGCAGCAAGGCGGTGAACTCTTCGCTGACGCGCCGCTCCGGGGCGTCAGCGGGCGTGGCGCCGTTCACTGTTGCTGCGGTCTGCTGCATCTCACGCAGGCGTTCGGCCAGCTCGTCGTGGATCAGGAGTCGGCGCCGCGCGGGTGCCTTCGGCTCCGGCTGCGGCTTGCGAGGGGGCAGGGGGACGTCGGGAATCCGCGTAACAACGTGCGCCTCTGCTCGGGCCGCCGCCTGTTCCACGGCCTGACGGCTCACACCGAGAGCGTTCGCCAGGGCCTGATAGGTCCAGCCGTTCAGCTTCGCGATGACGAGCGTCGCGGGGTAGCGGGAATCGCGGTCTTCTCGGAGCTTCCGCAGGTGCGCTGCGAATGCTTCGGGAACCTGCTGCCCCTTCCAGATGTGGCTGCTCATGCCGTCCTCCGCTCCTGCGCCGGGACGGGGCGGGGCGCAGTGAGTTCGGCGGTGGCGTCGCGCATCTGCCGGAGCCCGGTGGCGTACACCTCGATCCGGCCGTCGCCCGCGTACTGCTCCAGCAGCGTCTGCATCCGCGTGTCGAACTCGTGCCTCGCGTGGGAGTCGCGGCCTTGGTGTTGTGCCGACAGGGCCAGTTGGTGCATGTCGGCGAACTCCTCGCCGAAGCCCTCCGGGTCCTCCGCCGCCGACTGGAACAGCTCGACGAACACGGCGCGGATGAGGAACGTCGAGATGTCGATGTCGACGCCGTTGTCGGTGGGGCGGAGGGTGACGGGGATCGGTGCGTCGATCCGGTAGTTCTGGTTCATCGGGTGCTCCCGGTCTTGCGGTGGCGGCCCTGCGGCCGAGAAGAGGCGAGGTGGCCCGTACGGGCCCAATGCGGGACGCGCTGCGGGGCGGTGGGCTTCGCGCGCGGCTCGGGCTGCGGCTCGGTGGTCAGCTGCCACAGGAACTGGCCGATCCAGAACGCGGCGTACGCGAGGCCCAGGTAGATGACGGCGTGGAGCGTGCACCAGCCCCACAGCACGTGACCCATCACGGGGTGGCGCCCGGTTGAGGCAAGTCCCGGCCGAGTCGGTAGTCGTGATGCAGCGGCGAGACGTAAGCGTCCTCGCGGAGGGCTTGCGTCGGCGCGAACGTCCGCGTCAACGCATCCGGCATCTCCAGCACGTCCCGCATGTCCGCGAGCGCGTGCACGTACCCGTTCCGGTATTCCCGGTGGATCGAGTCGACCTTCAACTTCTCCGGCAGCCGCATGCTCTCCAGCCCCGCGAGCTGCCCCCGAAGCCGCGCGTTCGCCTCGTGCTCCCGCTTCAGCTCCGCCACCGACTCCTCGGCAACCCGCACCGCATCCGCCGACACCGACGCCATATCCGCCGCCGTCTCCGGCGTCATCAACAACCCCGCCGACTCCAACGCCAACGCAATCCCCGCCGGCGTCCGGTTCTGCGTCAACGCCGCGAGGATCACGCCCGCTGCGCTGTTCACGCGCTTCGTGTTCATGCCGCCACCGCCTGCGGGGCGAACTCGGCGTGCACCTGCGCGATCGCAGCCAGGTACTGCTCTCGCTGCCACGGCTTCCACGCCTGCCAGTCCGGACCGAAGTAGTCCAGGAACTCCTGGTCCACCGCAGCGAGCGCCTGCTCCTCCACGTCCTCCGCACGCACCATCTCCGGCACGCTGATCGCGACCGCGTTCACAGCGCCACCGCCACAGCGCGCACCGGGACCGACACGACAACCTCGACCGGAACGTCCCGCCAAACCGACGACAACACGTGCTGCCGCACCCGCCCGTCGCCGCTCTCGTACTCCCCGCCGGCACGGATGCTGCCGCCCACGAACTTCGCGCAGTCGGCGAGGACGCGCATGCCGCCTTCGTGGATGTAGCCGACGAGAGTCGGGGCGGTCCGGCTGACCGTCCAGCTCATGTGCTCGGACAGTCCGGGGTGCTCCGCGAGGAGCTGCACCAGCGCGGTCGCCGCGCTGAGCTGAGTAGAGTTACTGGCCATCGGTGGCCTCTCCTTCATCTGGTTCGTAGGGGCGCCGTACGGAGGGCTGCTCGGGCCGGCAAGTCAGAGCGGCCCTTCGGCGCGTTCAAGGGGTCAGGCGCCCAGTGGGCGGTTGCGGCGGCACTTCCGGCACGCCATCCGGACCGGCGGGTTGCGGTGGTCGCAGGTCGGGCAGACCCAGCCGAGCAGTGCCCGCAGCCGGTGCATCAGGCGGCGTCCAGCAGCCGCACCAGCGACGCGGTGACCACGCGCTGCCGGGTGCCGAGCGGGACGAGCTTCACCGGCGACTCGCCACGGATGATCAGCTGGCGAAGGTGCTCCTTCGACACGCCGAGCGCGGTCGCGGCCTGCGGGACGCTGACTGTCGCCGGCCACTTCTTGACGTCGTCGAGGGTGGGGACGGTGGCTGCCATCAGCGGGCCCCCGTCGTGGTGTCCAGCTCGGGCGGGCGGAGGTCTTCGACCTCGCAGTTGAGGGTGTTGGCGAACCGCCTGAGGACGCGGGGGGAGGCTCCACGCAGGCCCCGCTCCAACACCGACATATGCGAGGGGGAGATGCCTGCGGCTTTGGCCAGTTCGGCCTGGTTGAGGCCTGCTTCGATGCGGCGTCGCCTGAGTCTCTGGGGGTCTTGGAGAGGTGGTGACATGCCTCAAGAGTAGCGAGAAGTAGAAGCAAGTCAAGGCCGTAGTTGAAGGAAGTAGAACTCTGTTTGTGAAGGACTTGTGTGGTGGGGTTCTCGACTTGGGGCAGGCCCTGGAACCTGGGACAGTTGACTGAAGTTGACAAAAGTCCACAGGAGTAGGAGGAAGTAATGGCGCCCGAGCACGGCACCCCCCAGCCGCCGCCCGAGGCAGACCTCATCCGCCTCGCACGGCAAGCGCGCGGCATGAGCCCAGAGGAAGCTGCGGACCGGACCCCAATCCGGATCAAGGGCTTCCGCTGGCGGCAGATTGAGAACGGCTACAAGGGCAAGCCCGGCACCTCGGACGAGGTGAAAGGCCCGGACAAGACCATCGCCCACATGGCGCACACCGTTGGCGTCACCTCCGCCCGGCTCGCCGAGTACCGCCCCAAGGCGGCGGCGATCCTGCGTGAGATCGAGCTGCAGCAAGTGGAGCGGTCCGACTCCCTCCCGGACCCGCTGGGCAACCTGACCTCGGATCGGCAGCGCATCATCCTCGACATGATCGCGGAGCTACCGCCCGCAGACCGTGCGCCCGCGTTGCGGCGTCTCGCCGAGCGCGTGGAGGGAGGCGAGTTGGACACCCCGGAGCAGGCGTCGGCGCCGCCAGTTCGCGGTGTTGACCAGCGGCATCCGCGCACTGGATAGGGATAACGTCGGATAGTAACGTTTCAGCCACGATCCGCGTTTACGGTCGTGACTCAGGGCAACTCGGGGGGCACCGTGTGTACCCCGCACATTCACGCCGACATGTACGGAGACCGAGACCCACCGTGTACAGGGGACGAGAATGAGCTGGATCGTTCTCGCGGCTGGGCTCGGCGTCGCTAACTTCATCGCGGTTGTGCTGCTCTTCCGGCGGCTGAGGCGTGACCTCGGTCGGCAGCTGCGCGACATGCGTGCCGAGCGCAACAGCGAACTGATACTGCACGCCCTGCGGGACGTGCCCGAACAACGAGAGCAGGCGGCTCAGGTCGCCAACGGAAGCGGAGGGACCGAACCGTCACCCGGCGGCCCGCAACCGGTCCGACGCAAGCGGCACCTGGGGCTGTTCATCGGGGGCGGTGTCGCGGCACTCGCCGCAACGCTCAGCCACGCATTGCGGGAAGCCTGGCAAACCCAGCGATGGCAGCTGATAGGAACCGCGGCGGGGGTGGCCGCAGCCGCCGCGACCACCGTGCTCCTTCTGGCTTATCAGCCGTGGGAGGACGGTGACAGCCACGCCCCGCCATCCTCCGCACCGACGGCGGAGCCGCCTGTCACCCGCCCACCCGGCTACACCCAGCCGCCGCCCGACAGCACGCGGCCCAGCGAGCCGACGTCCAGTGCCAGCCCGCCACCATCGCGGAGCGGGCCGGAGCCGAACGGCAGCGCCACGCCCAGCGAGTCCGCGTCTACGCGACCGCCGGCAACCACATCGCGGGTGCCCAGCGTCGAGTCTTCCGGACGGTCGTCGGTGCCACCGCCGCCACCAGACAGGCAGTCGCCACCAGACAGGGTGCCGCCACCAGGCGGCGAGCCGCCGTCCACGGCGCCCGAGCCGCCACCCGCAACGCCCACCACGCCACCGCCAACAGGCAAGCAGCCACCACCGCCACACGCCCCAGCCCACTGCGCCAGCCTCACCGTTCCGCCTGTGCTCAGCATCGGGTTGTGCATCCTCGGCCGGGGCGCTGGCTGAAACAGAGAGGGGAACAGTGGCAGAGATCAAGAAGGTCGTGCTGGGTAGCGGCAAGGTCCGCTACCGCACGGTCATCGACATTGGCCATGAGCCGAAGAAGGACAAGGTCACCGGTGAGGTGATCACCAACCCGGTGACCGGTAAGCCGGTGATGAAGCGCCTTCAGCTCACCATCACCAAGGACAAGAAGAAGGATGTAGAGGCTGAAGTCGCCCGCATCCGCGGGCAGATGGCCGCTGGGACGTACATCGCCAAGAGTGACATCACCGTGGCGGAGTGGCTGGATGAGTGGCTTCGGATGAAGGCCAGGGACATCGAAGCGACATCCATTCACGGCTACCGGAAGTCGCTGGTCCACATCTACAGCATGCTGGGGCACGTCCGCCTCCAGGAGCTGAGCGAGGACATGGTGCAGGACTGCGTCGACCGCATGGTGACGCAGGGGAGGCGCAGAAGCGGCACGCCAGGCACAAGGCTGGCGGTGAGCACTGTTCAGCACGCCATCGACCGGTTCAGGCAGGCCCTGGCCCGGGCGGTCACGCGGAAGCTGATCCCGGAGAACCCCGCGAAGTTCGTGCGGGTCTCCCTCGTCGACCGGAAGGCGGACAAGCGGGAGCGGCGGCGTGAGAAGCCGTGGACCGTGGCCGAAGTGCAGCTGTTCATCAAGGGCATCCAGGACGACCGGCTACACGCCCCGCTCCTGATGAGCCTGATGGGCCTGCGGCCGGCCGAGGTCTGCGGGCTGCGGTGGACTGACGTCGACCTCACGCTCGGCACCCTTGAGACGGCCATCACTCGCACGATGGTTTCCAACAAGACGGTGGTGGAGAAGGACGCCAAGACGGAAGCCGGTGAGCGCGTCCTGCCGCTGCCTCAGGGGGTATGGGAGGCGCTGCGGAGGTTCAAGGCCCGGCAGGCCGCCGAGAAGCTGGCGGCCGGCGAGGCCTACACCGACAGTGGCCTCGTGGTCGTGGACGAGCTCGGGGTGCCGGTGAACACTCGGCAGTTGCGTGAGCAGCACGCGTATCGGTTGATGGCCGACCTGGGTCTACGCAAGGTGCGCCTGTACGACGCCCGGCACTCGTGTCTGACGTACCTCGCGAACAAGGGGGTGTTGGATCACATCTTGGCGGCGTGGGCCGGGCATACGAATGCGGGCTTCACGAAGAAGAAGTACGTCCACCCGGATGTTGAGGATCTGCGTTCGGCTGCTGCGGTGTGGGATGGCTTCCACGGTGGCGAGACGGCGCGGTCGTGAGAGATTGTGAGATGTAACCGGCTTCGGGGTGCCCTATATGGGCTCTGACCTGGGCTGCACGGTTCGGTCGTAGAACCATGTGCCGACTCTAGCGGGCGGCAACTGTGACAACGAGTGCCCGGTCCACCAATGGCGCCACCCGTTTGGCGGCCCCCGGCAGCCGTCTCACACCCAGCGTGTGAGATGTGTGTGAGACGGCTACCCGCCGGAGCATGAGGGAGGCCCCGTCCCTCCGCCACCTTCGGCGGAGGGACGGGGCCCGTGGAGCCCGTCTCGTCGTCGTCTTCCGGATCGTCTCCGAGACGGGCCGACCCGCCCCAGTCGCAGCTTCCGGACCGCGACAGGGCGGGAGCTTGTGAGCACCGGCAGAGATCAGCCTGGCCGCGTCAAGTGAATGGCGCATTTCTGTCGTGTGCCCATGATCGCTAGATTTACCCACCCAGGTAAAGACCTACCGGCCAAGATCATCTACTTGTGGTCGGGTGCCACTCGACCCCATGCCCGACTGGGTGCCAGAGCGCCGCCGGGAAATCGGGGAACGCATCCGCACCAACCGCCGCCACGCCGGCCTCTCCCAGCTTCAGTTAGGTGAACGCGTCGGCCGCGACCACAAGACGATCCACCGGTACGAGACCGCGCAGCGCGCCCCGTCCCTCACCGACCTGCTCCTCATCGCCGACGTCCTCGGCGTCCCGCTCGCCGACCTCGTGAGGTGAGGAGGAGGCGCCGCCCGTCGACTCACCAGCGGATCGTCTGCCCCTCCGGGGTGACGGTGACGATGAACTCCTCCAGCGCCGGTGCGCCGGCCTTCACCCAACGGCCGAACTGCTCCTCCACGGCGTCCCACAGAGGCTCCGGTCCGCCCTGCCGGACGAGCCACCGGCCGCTGTCCTGGTACACCGCGGCCCATGAGCCGGTGTCGACGTCGACCAGGACGTCCTCTGTGTGCCCGTCCCGCTGCATCGTCAGGCGCTGGGCGCCTGGCACGGCGAACTGCACGACGAACCGGGAGGTCCAGTTGTTCAGCACCTCGGCCCCGGTCTGGGTCTCGCGTTCCTTGCCGGCGTCGAGGTCGGGAAGTAGGCCGAGCGGCGGCGGCATGTGTGGGCGGGCGAGCATGAAGGACACGGCCCCGCCCAGCAGCGGCCCGGACGCTGTGCCGTCCTGGTGGACTGTGAGGCGTGCGAGTTCGGATGATCCGAGCCATCCGCCGACCGTCGCCAGGATCAGGCCGCCCGGCCGGGTCTGCTCGACCCACGCCATGGGCACCGTGCGCACGCCGCAGGTCGCGATGACCCGGTCGTAGGGGGCGCCCGCGCCGTGGCCGAGGAGGCCGTCGCCTGTGACGAGCGTCGGATACGTGCCGAGGTGGCCGAGGGCCGCCCGGGCCCGCGATGCGACCCAGGCGTCGTACTCGATCGAGGTGACGCACTCGTCACCGAGCCGCGCGCAGAGCAGGGCAGTCGAGTAGCCGGTGCCGGTGCCGATCTCCAGCACCTTGTGCCCGTCTTCGGCCTGGAGGTCCTCGAGCATGCGCAGCACGAGGGAGGGCAGGGTGCTGGAGCTGGTCGGCTCGCGCGTGATCCGGCCGCGCAGGTCCTCGGGCACGATCGTGCCGGCGATCTGGGTCACCAGTGACTCGTCGGTGTAGCAGCCTTCCAGCCAGTCCGGGTCATCTTCCCGGATGGGCTGCCACGCGGTGAAGTCCGTGCCGACCGCCCGCCGGAAGTACCCGCCGCGTAGGAACTCGTGCCGGGGGACGGTTTCGGCGGCGTGCTTCCACGGCGCCGTGCGCAGGCTGCCGCTGGCGGTCATCTTGTCGAGGAGCTGCCTGTGGAGCTGTTCTTGATCGGTCACGGTGTCCTCTCCAGAAGGTCGGCCAGGGCCGCGCACATGGGCAGGCCGGTCTCGTCCTCCAGCCAGTGCCACTGGCCGGAGGGGTTGCACTCCAGGAACCACCATCGGCCGTCCTCGCCGAGGGCAAAGTCGAAAGCCCCGAAAACGAGCTTGAAGCGGTTCATGTAGCGGTGGAGCGCCGGCCGGATTCCGGGCGGCGCCTCGACGGGTGTGTAGGTCAGGCGGCTGTAGTCGATGCGCCAGTCGAGGAGGCCGGAGTCGATGCGGACGCAGAACACTTCGCTGCCGATGACGGTCACCCGCACGTCGGCGACCTTCGGGACGCGCTGCTGGAACAGATGCGCCGTACCGGCCACCGCGTCGTCGATGTCCGCCTCGGACACCTCGGCGACCTTCACGGCGGACGAGACGCCGTCGACTCGGTACACCGGGTTGCTCAGTGGCTTGTAGATGACCGAGCCGTGCGCCTTGATGAACTCGCGGGCAGCGTCGGGACTGGACGTGATGAGGGTGGGCGGCAGCAGGAACCCGGCACCAGCGGCCGCGGCCAGGCCGGACGGCTTGAATTCCGCGTCGCCGATGCGGTGCGGGTGGTTGACGTAGAGGCAGTCGGGCAGCGAGGCCAGGACCCCGCCGAGCCCGTACCGGGCCTGGGTGAGGGCGAACCGGGCGTCCTGCTCGTCGAGGTGCGGGAACGCGAAGCCGGTCGGCCGGCGGTAGTACAGGGCGCGCACGTTCGCGAGGTCCGCGGTGCGGGAGGGCGTGAGGAGACGGCCCTGTAGGCCGTGCTCGGTGATCTCGGCCTCAACCGACAGTGATGCGGGGAAGTCCCCCGGGTCGAGCCGCACGACCGGGACGCCCCGGCCGTGCAGCTCGCTGATCACCACGTCGGCGGTGGGGTCGTGCAGGCTGGTGACGACCAACACCGGACGCGGATCAGTCACTGGTCGCTGTCGCTCCCGCTATCGGTGTCCCCGCCGCCCTGGCCGTCCGGGCTGGTGCCCGTCGACGGGCTCGTGCCGGTGGATGTGCCGTGCTTGCCCATCTCCAGCACCTGGCCGGCGCCGTCGTAGAACACGGCGGTCTGCGTGGCCGGGTCCAGCTCGGCCCGGGCGGCGGGCGCCATGGTCGGGTAGGGGGCCATGCGGCCGAGACCCCACGGGCGGGCGGTGACGAGGCCCTGCGGGATGGCCGGGCTGGTCGGCATGCGATCGGAGTGGGCGAACATACCTCTCCTTCATGTCGTCGTGGTGGAGCGTGTAGACCCGCCCCGGGCCGGACCGTCCAAGGTGAGCGGCCCGAGGCGGGAGTCTTGGGGCAGGTCAGGTGCTGCGGCGTGCCTGCCGGTACTCCGCGGTCAGTCGGTCTCTGGTCTTGCAGGGGAGGTTGCGGTTCGCGCCCTGGGCGTCGATTGCCCGGCAGGTCGGGCAGGTCAGGCAGTGGTCCCACAGGGCGGCATGCTCGGGCGTCTCGGTGAGGATCATCGGTGCACCTCCAGCGCGAGGCGGCGCAGGGCGTGCCGGGTGTCGCACAGGATGGGGTTGTCGACGCACTGCTCGCAGGTGTTGGCGTGCGCGCCGTATGTGCGAAGCGCCGCAGCGCGGACGCAGTCAGGGCATCCGCGGGGAAAGAGGGTCACCCCGCCAGGCCCGGGCCGCTCACCGAGGTCGACAGCTGTCTCGATGGTGAGCCGAGTCTGGCACCACACGCAGGCCGCCCCGCGGGCCTGTAACGCCGACAGGCCGGGCGACTTGGGGAGGGGCAGCAGGCCTGGTGCGTCGACATCAGCGCTGCTGCTGGTGCGTGTCTCCCCTGGCACGAGGGCCTCCACGGTCGCGGTGATCCGTCTCACACCAACGACCGTAGGAGCGGGCAACAGGCGAAACGCTCACAGATCTGTGAGCGTGTGAGCGTCAGCTACAGGCCGACCCAAGCCGCCATGTGGTTCAGCGTGTCCGGCGTCCTCCGTGCCAGGTGCACCAGCCCGCTGATCGTCTCTCGGGCACCCGGGTGGTACCGGGTCTGTTCCGGCGCCGCGTGCCGGGCATCAACCAACGACCGCAACGCCGCCTCGGTGTACCCGGTCTCCATCTCCGTGCGGGCCCGGTCGATGAAGAAGTGCGCGCGCCTGCTGGCAGCAAGCGACGGCGGAAGGTTGATCTTGCGGGCCTGCTTCAGCGCCGCGTCGTAGTGCCGCATCTCCACAGCCGCCGACATCCGGTGCAGCGCCACGTTGGTCGGCCCGAACGACAGCCAGTGGACGCCGGAGGCGTCACCGATCCTCTTCGCGATCTGCCGGGCTTCCGAGATGTGGCTGACGACGGTGCTCGTCTGCCGGGCCCGGGCCGCGATGACGGAGGCGCCGAGATGCAGTTGCCCGGTCACTGCGCAGGCTTCACGGGTCTGCTCGGCCTGCGCGACGGTGGTGTGCCCGGACGTGATGAGACGCTGGCCGATTCCGTACTCGCCCTCCCGGAAGTACACCAACGCCCGCATGTACTGGCGGACCGCTGCGATACATGGGTCCGAGGCCCGCTCGGCAGCCCAGCCCATACGGTCCAACGCGACGGCGGCGAGGTCGTAGTAGCCGAGCTTCACGCTGATGTCGTGCGCGGTTCGGTACGTCGAGGCGAGCGCCTGCCACAGCCTCGTCGATGGAGTGTCCCAGGCCGTGTGAGTCAGCTCGGCGATCACCCCCGGGAGCGCGCGGGCGGCGTTACGCAGGTGGGTGGCGCGCACCTCTGCGCACAGCTTGTCGGCTGCGGCGATGAGCTCGGCCGCCGGCCGCACGCTCAGTTCCGGATTCACTCCAAGGTCGTACAGATCAAGGGCTTCGCGGATGGGGCGTACCAGCTCGGCGAGCCGGTCGCGCTGCAATTCGGTCACGTAGGGCTGTCCCGTCAGGACGGTGACGTCGACCTTGAGGGCGTGCGCGACGGCGGCGATGAAGTCGGCGGTCGCGGGCCGGGCTCCGCACTCCACTTGGTTGAGCAGGCTGTACGAGTAGGGGAGGCGGTCGGCGAGCTCGCGTTGTGTGAGCCTGGCCAGTCTGCGTTGTTCCCTGATGCGGGTACCCGTGTGGTCGTCGTCGAGGTTGGGCATACTGGTCTCCTCGTTCCTTGCAGCCACTTGGAACGGTACCCGTGCTCAGGCGCGCGGGGCAGGCGTCCGCCCCCGACTCCTTCCGGAGCGGGGGCGGTTGCATGTGATCGGATGGCGCCATGACCTCTCGTGTGCTGTACCTCTTTGGTTCCGCGGCCCCTCCTGTCTTCGACATTGCGTCCGTGATTGAGGACGCGCAGCGGCGCGGCTTCGACGTGTGTCTCGGTCTCACCCCGACCGCGAACCGCTGGCTCGGCGGCACGCTCCCCGAGCTGGAGCGCCTTACCGGGCATCCGGTGCGGTCCGAGTACAAGCTGCCCGGTGAGCCCGACGTGTGGCCCAAGGCCGACGTCATCTTGGTGGCGCCGGCCACCTTCAACACGGTGAACGCGTGGGCGCTCGGGCTGACGCACGACTTCGTTGTCGGTGTCGTCGCGGAAGGGGTCGGCAAGGGCATCCCGATGGTGGCGATGCCGTGCGTGAACGCGGCGTACGTGCAGCATCGGCAGTTCGAGCGGAGCGTGGGCGAGCTGCGGGAGATGGGCGTGGAGGTGCTTTACGGAGAGGGCGGCTTCGTGCCGAACCAGCCGGGCCAAGGCCAGCCGAAGGAGTACCCGTGGCGTCTCGCGCTTGATGCGGTCGAGCGGGTTGTGGCGGGCCCGTAGTCTTGATCCATGTCCCCCGATTCCGTGACCGCTGGTTCCGTGCGGTCTGCTGACGACCTGAACCGGGCGATCCGCGCGTTGTGGCTGGGCCCGGGCGGGCATCCCGCGGTTCGGCTCGATGACGAGCGGCGGGAGGAGTACGCGCGGTTGTGCGCCGAGCTCCGGGCCGTTGAACGCGGGGATGTCACCACCGCGGCATGACGGAGGGCCGTTGCCCGTCGGCTCCGGCCCTCCTATCCACTAGCCGCGTTCGCGAGCCAAACGGTGGACACGTCCGGCGCACGGGCGTCTCAGGCCAGGCGGCTACCACCAGCATGGCAGAGGGCCCCGCTCGCCGTAGCGAACGAGGCCCTCACGCGCGGCCGTCCCGGTACAGTGAGCGGGCGCCCGGGTCCTTGGTGGGTCCCCAAGCGAACGCCCCCGGGGTGGTGCCCGGGGGCGCCTTGCTGCTCAGCCGAGGATGTGCGCGAGGTACCAGACCCCAAACCCGGTCCAGGCCACGGCGAACGCGATCGCCCCCGCCTTGGTGTGCACCCGGAACCAGCGGCGGGTCGACTCGCTGAGCGTGTCGCCCTCCCGTGCGTTGCGGAGCGCGTACACCTCGAACCCGGCACCCGCCAGGATCAGGCCGCCCCACACCGCGTCCCCGGCGTTCACCGGCCTGCCGCCTGCCAGAGGGCGACACCCAGCGAGCCCATGGCCGTCAGCACCGCCACGGCGGGCAGCGGCCACCGGTTCTTCTCGATCGCGTCGAGCCGCGCCTCGTGATCGTCCAGCTTCTTGTCCGTCTGCTCGCCGCGCTGCACGAGTAGAGCGAGCTGCCCATCCACCCTGATGAACCCCGACTCGCAGGTCCCCCTCAGCCGCTCCAACTCCAGCGCGACAGACGTCTCCGGCGGCGTCACTCCCGCACCGCCGTGTCACCGCCGTCGGTCCGCAGCCACGACGGCAGCAGCCCCTGTACCGACGGCAGCGCCATCACCCGGGCGAACCCGCCAGCCACCGCCAGCGCACCCGCCACCCACGGCAGGGCCTCCGGCACCCCGGACGCGGACACGATCCCCGGCAGCGCCACGGCGGTACCGACCGCGGTCTGGAGCACCGTGCGTGCTACGCGCTTCGATTCATCCTTCATGGTCATCCCTTCTCCAGCGCAGTCACGCGCTTCTCCAGCGAGGACAGACGGTCCTCGACACTCGGTACCGGCGTCGGCTTCGGAGCCAGCGGCTTGGGCGCCGGCGGCTTCACCACGCCCGGCGACCACGACGCGGCGTGCTTCAGCCGCTCGGCGACACGGCTGCGCAGCTTGCCCATGTCCACACCCGCCGGATCCGGCTTGCCCGGCTGCCACTCCTTGTGGGCGATGACCGACTCGGCATGCCATCCGTGGGCGCGGCAGAGCGCGGCCGAGACCCGCACCATCGCCTCGACCTGGGCCGCTGGCCAGTCCTGCCCGCCACCCGTGTTGATGGCTTCGAAGCCGTAGAAGTGCCGGTTGCCGTCGGTGTTCGCCTCGTTGTCGACGGGCAGCTTGGTCTCCGCCACGACAGCGTCGAGGACGTCGTCATCCCCGCTCCCGGCGTGGTTGGCGCGGCCGTAGCCGACGAGATGCACGGTGCCGGAGCGGTCGATGACGCCGTGGCACAGCGGGCCGGGCAGTCCGGAGTAGCCCTTACGGCACAGCTCGACCATGCCCTTCTCCGTGGAGTACGGGCCGGTGTGATGCTGCATGATGCCGTTCACCGGGCCCCACGGCCCTTTGCTGTTTCGGTTGTGGGTCTCCCAGGCGCCAACCTCAAAGACCTTCACGCCCTCAGCGCGAAGGGCGGCGGCGAACCGGGCAGCCGTCAGTGGTGTGGCCATGGCCTACTCTCCCGTCTCTGTGATCTGCCGTTGCACGGTCGTCGTCTGCTCGAACCGCAGGTCCAGCGACCAGCCGTCCGCCTTCAGCGCGTCGTGCAGGACGCCGTACCAGCTGAGGAGGTCCTCGTCCGTGGGCGTCGGCCCCTCCACGATCACCGACGCCTGCAACGACATCTGCGCCGAACCCCCCGGGATCCCCTTCTGGGCCGTGATCAGCAGCGGCGTGCGGTGCGAGAACACGGCCGGTGTCGGATCTGTCCACTTCAAGGCCATCGTGTGCCCCCTTCTATGCGAGTCGTCGGATGTGCATGGAGGAACCGGCCCCCACGCGGGTGGCGGTGGCGTTGGACGTGAACTGCGCCCACATCAGGGCGAGCGTCCCGGCTGTGCTGCTGGTTGTGACGATGCCCTCTTCGATCGCCAGGGCCTGGTTGGTGGCGGAGGCGCGGGTGCCGTACCGGACTGTCGTGCCGAAGCCGTGGACGCCCGAGCGGTGGTAGCCGCCGTTCGCGGCCTGCGCCGTCGCGACGCCGGATGAGGCGAGCTCGTACGCGGCGCCGTTCGCGGACCGGTTCCCAGTGGAGCCGGTGGGGACCGCCCACTGCGTTTGGAACTGCGGGGTCTCGGTCGCGGCGAAGTGGATGTACATGGTGACGTGGTAGACGGCGTTCGCCTCCAACGTCGCCGTCAAGTCGGTGTCGTTGGCGAGGGTCGTCGTGGACGCCCGGTCCTCGTTGGTGTTCTTCACGATGACGTCGGGCAGCATCGCTTGCAGCAGCGTGCCGGTGAGGCGCTGGCCCGCGTAGATCGACGGGTAACGAGACACGCGAGCCTCCTACAGGGATGTGTATGCGGGGTGGGCCAGCGCCACCGCGGCGCCGGAAGAGTGGGTCTTGGAGATGCCGTTCATGGAGCGGACGACGGTCATGGTCTGCGGATTGATCAACTCGAAGTTCTGGAAGCGCATGCTCAACCCGGCGTTGGTGTTGCCGGTGTTCCGGAAGCTGCGGGTGCCAATGTTCGCGGCTGCGGTCAGGTCGGTGTCGGTGACGGAGATCCGCCACACGTCCGGCTCCTGGTCCGTCGTCCGCCAGATCTTCGTGCGGATCGTCGACCCGAACGCCTGCAACCTCACCCGCACATAGGACCCGGCGACGTGGGTGATCGGCGTGGTGTACGTGCCTAGCTGCGTCTCAACGCCCGCCACCCGCTTCCGCAGAGTGATCGCGATGGTGTTCGACGTGGTGAAGTCGACCCGCGCCGAGTAGTGGTTGTTGTTGTCGGCGGCGCGGACGATCGGCCCCGTGAACAGGCTCGCCCCGGTAGCGAGCGCCGACACCGCACAGTCGACGACCAGGTCGACGTCCGCCGACGGCGCCGGCTGCAGCGTGAGGTGCGCGATGCCCGTGGACGGCTGCGCGACCGAGCCGACGTTCGGGGCGGTGCTGTAGTCCGCGGCCGTGCCCACCACCGTCCAGGCGCCGCCGGACTCCGCCGTACCCCAGCCCGCCGCCGTCGTCCGGTCGAAGGTGTCGTAGACGGCCGGGGTGCAGGCGTCGACGCGCATGGTCTCGCCGCCCACCCGCACCTCGAACGGGAACTCCTGCGGCAGCTCCGTCGAGATGGTGGGTCGGAGGGTGACCATGTCCGACCAGAGGATCTCGTCCGGCGTGGGGAAGTCGGGCACGGTCGGTGAGCCGTTTCCGAACGCGGCACCGGCCGGGGCGGTAGCGGTGGTCTCGAACCACGTCCACTCGTCAGCGACGAGCGCCTGCCCGTTCGCCGAGGTGGAAAGGTAGTTGCCGCCCGCGTCGAACCAGTTCAGGTTGAGGTCCACGCTGCGGGTGGTCTCGGACATCTGCCAGCCGGACAGGGTGTAGTCGCGGCCCTCGGTGACGGGCACCATCGTGGCGCCCACGTTGGGGAACTCGGCGACGCCATCCGGGGTGAGCTTGAGCGACCACTCGCCACCGAAGGGCGCGTTACCCGGGGTTGGGCCGCGCTCGGCGGTGCAGCCGTTGCCCGTCCAGCCGGTCAGGTCGACCTCGAAGTCGTAGTTCGTGATGAGCGACGGCGCCGCCTGGACCCACACGGGGCCCGTCGTGGTCCGTACGCCGACCGCCGTCTCGGACGTGGTGAGGTCCTCGACGAGGACACTGCCGTCGGTGTCCACTCGGTCGTACACGCCGTCCGAGCCGAGCGCCTCCACTGCCACATGCCATGGCCCGTACGGCGTCGCGTTGAAGTCGATCGTCCACGTGAACTGGTCGAACACCTCGCTGTACCCCTGGACCATGAGCTCGATCAGGTCCGGCGGCAGCCAGGACGGCGGGTTGGCGATGTCCATGCGGTCGCCGATGTCCACGCTGGTCGCGGCCTCGATCATGTGCGGGGCCGCCGCCAGATTCACCCGCACCACCGGGTAGCGGGTCTCATCCCACGTGCCGAGGTGCAGCAGCCAGCCGGCGTGCTCGCCGGTCTGCGCGTCCGTGTACAGGCTGCGGGTCTGCGAGTCGTCGTAGCGGCCGACGCCGTTCGGCGGGGCCTGCGTCGACAGCGCCCCCGTGTCCAAGGTCCGGCGCGTCGACGAGCCGCCCGTGCGTTGCACGGTCCGGTCGTTGCGCACGGATTGGTCGTCGTCGACCGGGTCCAGCGGCGTGACGAGGCCGTCGTCGCCCGTGTAGTCCAACGTCATGGCCGGGGCCTGGTTGTACATGCTGGGCCGATCCCGGAACCGGAATGCCGGGTACCAGTCGCGGGATTCGTGGAGGATGCCCTCGTCGGCGTCCGCCGCCTCCCGCATCAGATCGAGGATCGCCGACAGGCCCTGCGCGCCCATCTGCTCCTCGCTGATCGACGCGGCGAAGCAAGGCGTCAACTCCTCCACGCCAAGCCGGTACAGACGCTCTGACGTGACCTCACCGGCCCACGCGACCATCGCGCCGATCGTGTCCGCGAACGCCGAGTTGCTGCTGGCCACAGTGACATGACCAAGCGCCGTGCCGTTCAGCAGGCCGCTGAACCCGAGCCGCGCTTCGGTGGCCGCCCCGATCGTGTTCGCCGCCAAGGTCGTGGCGACGCCGCCGCTGACGATCTCCTCCAGGCTCGACTCGTCGACGTAGAACACGAACAGCGTCGCGTCCACATCGGCGCCGTCCTGCGTCAGCTCAACACCGATCTGGACGTTCTTCCCGTTGATCGCGACCGGGTCAAACCCCGTCGCGATGATCTGCGTACCGTCCGAGTCGTACGCCCGCAGGTCCAAGTCCCCAGCCGTGTTGATCCACACCGCCCAGCTGCGCGCCGTCCCCGTCGTGACGATCGTGAACAGCCTGTCCGTGCCCGTCACACCAGCCGCAGGGACCGCAGCGAAGAACCGCGTGAAGACGTAGTTGGTCGCCGTGTACGGGGCCACCGCCACCCGTGTCGTCCCGAACGAGAACGTCGGCAGCGGAGCAGACGCCGCCCAGCCCGAGTACGCCGCCGGAGCCACCCCACCCGACGACGGGATCACCATGGCGGGCTGACCGTCCAGGCCAGACGCGAAGCGAGTAGCGCCGCTCTCGTCCTCCATGGGCCAGTAGGAGACGATCCCCGTACGGCCGGCGTTGGTGAACTCGCGGAACATCGGAGACCGCGCCGGGCTGGCGCCTTGGGAGAGGCGCCGCATGATGCCGGATGCTTCGACGTTGCAGACGACGTCGTGCTTGGTCTCCCAGCGGGTCGACCAGGACGAGACTTCGCCGACGAATCGGGTCCGCCGGTTGGTGATCTGGCTGTTGCCGCTCATGGTCCAGGTGCGGCCCACCGAGTCTGCGAACGAGGCTGCGGCGACGGTCTGGGCGGTGAAGTCCGGGTTCGCCACCACGGTGCCGTTGATGCCGTTGCGGATCTCGGCGGCGTGGGCGCGGCCGAGCGGCAGCGTGAACGTGAAGCCGGTGGCATTGCCGATCCGCAAGTTCGCCGTGCTGTTGAAGACGCTGGTGGTGCCGGACTGGACGACCGGGTCCCCGAGCTGCACCCACGGCCCGTCGAGCGTCGCCGCGGTGTAGAACGTGACCGTGTTGCCCGACGCGCCGTTGTTGACGTCCAGGGTCACCCGCAGCGCCATGCGGCCGTTCGGCCCCGGGATGGTCGGCGCGATCGTCGACGACGCCGACAGACTGTTGGTGCCGTCCGCCGACCACTCGAAATACACCCGGCCCAGCCGCGTCCCCAGGAACCACGACTTCTGCCCGGTGAACCCGAATTTGCCGATCAACTCGACGGTGGCGCCGGAGAAGACGGGCGGGATCCAGTTCGCCAGCGACGCATCAACACGCACGTCCAGGTCGCCAGTGATGTCCAGGGCGGCCGCATCCGGCGTCTCGGCGTAGTCCAGCGTGCTGGTGCCCGGCAGGTCGAGGTACGTCTCACCGGTCATCACCGAGACGCGTACCGGGGTGTTCCGGCCGGTCTGCCCGTAGTACGCGCCGGCCGGGTTGCGGGGGGTGAACGCGCCGTCGTTGTTGTCGAGGGTGAACGAGCAGCTGGAGGTGTCGACCTGCTGCCCCCAGTCCGAGCGTCCGCGCCGGATACGGATCTGCTGCTCAGCCCGCACCCGCGTCGTCACATCGGTCCACGTCGAGCCGAGCCGCAACTCCGCCTTGATCGGCAGAGGGGTCTCCGGGAACGTCATCAGCCAGCCCCCTGCCCCAGCGACCGCTGAACGCTGCCGCCCCGGTTCGCGATCTCCTTACGCAGCGGGTCGAAGATCTGCTGCGCCACGACACGGCCGTCCAGGGTGATCGTCTGGTGCACGACGATCGGCTGCGCCCCGCCTCCGGCCGGCATGGGCGCGTACCGTGCGCCGCCGCCGCGCTGGGGGGTGTTGAGCATGGAGGACCAGGCGCCCTGCTGCATCATGCGGCGGGTGTCCGGCCCGGAGTACACCCGGCTGCCGAACGGCAGCCTGACGAGCTCGGGCTCGTGCTCGCCGACCATGGTCCACGAGCCGCGGGCCCCGCCCGATGCGGCGCCGATGATGCCGCCCGCGGCTTTCATCCCGAAGCCCTTCTCGACCATCTTCTCCATCGCCGACGCGAGCTTGTCCATGGACGAGGTGAGCTTCGACTGCTGGCGGGCGAGCTTGTCGACCAGCTTGTCCTGCATCGCGATCGCCGTCTTGTACACCGCATCCGACGTCGTCTTGCCCGCCGACGTCGCCGAGCTGTTGATCTGCGACTGCAGCGAGTTCATCGACTTGATCTCCGACGACGACGCGTTCAACAGCGCACCCGCCGTCTCCAGGCCGCCGCCGTCGATGCCGGCCTCAGCGATCTGCTGCAGCAGCTTCGGGTCGAGACCCTTCTTCTTCAGGTCGGCGAGCGCTGTCGAGAAGCTGGTGGCTTTGTCGCGGGAGGCGGTGAGGCCGCCCATGACCGAGGCGACGGTGACGGGGCCGTCGCCCTGCCGCTTGGTGATGTTCGCCGAAGAGAGGATGCCGGACTTCACCGAGTCGGCGAGGGACGCGGCGGCCTGCTTCAGCGAGTCGAGCTTGCTCCGTGCGGTCTCAAGGCTCTTGTTCACCGACGTGAGTTGCTTCTCGTAGGTGAGGAGCTTCTTGCCGGTGGAGTCGAGTGCCTTGAGGAGGTTCTTCTCGGTGCTGCCGTGCGTGGCGGCCCGGATCTTGGACGCCCACTGGTTCAGGTTGTCGATCAGCGACCGCATGCTGTCCGGGTTGCCGAGCTCGGACCGGAACTCGGAGCGCTGGTGCCCAGCGAACTGCCCAAACCGGCTGATCGTCAGATCACCGCGGGCGTCCTTCCGGGCCTGCGCCTCCGCCTTGGACACCTTGCCGCCCCGCGCGAACGCGGCGACCTTGAGGGTGCCGCGGTTGACGGCGTCCATGAACCCTTCGCCGTACCGGCGCACGCTCGCCGCGCGGATCACGTACTCGCCAGCGGAGAGCATCGCCGGGATGCTGTCCGACGTTTCGCTCCCCGGCCCCACCACGCGGCCGCCGTCGGGTGAGCCGCCGCCCGCGAGGCGGATCGGGCCACCCTGCGCCCGGAAGCGCGGCTGGTTCTGCGACTCCACCACGCGCTGGTACACGTTGATGTACGCAGTGCCGACGACGTTGCCGCTGATCGCGCGCACAGCTGCGTCGAAGAAGCTGCGGTTTGCGCCGATCCCGACCTTCTTACCCGGGAGCTTCGTGCCGTTGACATTCTTCGCCGTGCCGAAGAACTGGCGCGCGTCGGCCGTGATGCTGGCCTCGGCCTTCTTCCTGTCGTACGCGTCCAGCTGGGAGCGGGCGTCCCGCAGCGCGGCCTCAGCCTCCGACTTGTCCGCGGACAGCTTCGCCTTCCGCTCCCGCGTGAGGTTCTTGTCGTTCAGCTTCTCCTTGATGCTGCTGAGGTTCGCCTCTGCCTGCTTGACGTCGAGCGTGAGCTTCGCCCTGCCCAACTTGTCGTTGGCCGTGGTGGCGAACTCGCCGATCTTCCCGTTGACCCCGTCGAGGGTCTCCTTCGCGCCCGTGGCCCACTCGTCGAACCGCTCGTTCGACGCCTTCAGCGCCTCGCCGATACCGGGGATGTTCCCGAACGCCATCGCCAGACCGGAGATGACGAGGTCGGCGGAATCGATCGCCGTCTTCGCCATCAGGGTGAAGCCGGAGCTGAGCAGCGGCAGCCACTGGATGCCGGTGTTCACCATGTCGATGATCGTCTGGCCGACCATGACGAACGCCCCGCGGATCTGGGTCTCGTGCTCCTGCACCCAGTTCGACAGGCCCCGGAAGCCCTCGCCCAGGGTGGACACGTCAACGCCGGAGACTGCGAGCAGGGACTCGACGAGGGCGCCGCCGAGGACGCTCGCAAGATCACCGGCCACCTCGAAGCCGATCCGGCCGACCTCGTTGAACGACCTGAACACGTCGGCGAGGATGTGCATGGTGGGCTCGACGCCCTCCAGCGCCCCCTCAAAGACCGTCGCGAAGCCTTCGAGAGCCAGACCCGCCCCACGGAAGGCTTCGCCGAGCAGCGGCCCGAACGTCTCAGTGAAGGCGCCCGCGATCTTCCCCAACGACGGCAGCAAGCTGTCGTTGATCATCGACGCCAAGCCGCCGAGCAACTCCGACGAGCCGCCGATGCCCTGCTCCAGCCCGTCGAACATGCCTGGCAGGCCGGTGTCGAGGAAGCCGCCCAGGAGGCTGTCCCACGCGTCCAGGGCGGGCTGCGACTTGGCACCGAACTCCAGGAACGCCTGCGTGAACGAGCCGATCGACCCGGCGAAGTCCTCGAACCACGCGCTGCCCATCTTGACGTTGGTCAGCAGCGCCGACTGGAACGCTGGGCTGTCGGCGAAGCGGCTGGCCTTCTCCGTGATCCGGCCGAAGGTGTCCGCCCCGGTCTCGATGACCGGGGTCAGGTCCTTCATCGCCCCCTTGAGGGACTTGACGGCCTTCTCCGTGTGCGGGGCGACGGCCTTCTCGGCGACCTTCCGCCAGTCCTCGAACGCCGGCTTGAGCTCCTTCGCCTTCGCCTTGAGGTCGTCGAGCGCCAGCGCCCCACCACCGACGACGGCCGTCATCCCGAACAGCATCGGCGACAGCGCGCCGATCGTCGGCAGCAACGTCGTACCCAGAGCCGCCGCAGCGGCGATCGCCTTCCCCCGCAACCCCATACCGCCACCGAGGGACTGGCCGGCGTCCGAGGCCGCGTTGGAGACGTTGCCGAGCTGCCCGCCGACGATGCGCAGCGAGCCGCCCATCTGGTTGGCCTGCCGTTGCAGCTGGTTGAGGTTGCGGTGGACGGAGTGGAAGCCCGGTCCGGTGAGGTCCCGGACGTGAACGGTGATTGTGACGTCGTCAGCCACCCGGGGCCCCTTCCTCGATCGGTGTGTCAGGTGTGCCGAGCCGCTCGATGTTGACGAGGCGGAGCAGCTCGGTGTCTTCCTCCAGCAAGGAGGTCAGCGTGTAGCCCGGGAACCGTTCCAGGAGCCCGAGCAGGTGCCGGGCGCGGGTCAGCTCGCCAGGCTCTCCGACAGTGCTTCCATCGGGATGGACTCCACCGGGGACGGCTCGCCAGAGGGCGAGCTCTGCGGCAAAGGGTCCGCATCGTGGACCCCCACGATCGACTGGAGCCAGGCGGTCTTCAGCGCGGTCACGAGGCTCGTGTCGACCTGCCGGAGACCCTCCGGCGTGGCCGGGATGGGCTGGTCGTCTTCGTCCGTGAGGTTCCAGGAGACGAGCCGCGCGCCGAACTCGGCGAGGGCGTTGTCCTCGTCGCTCTCGATGATGGCTTCCCACTCGCCGAGGGACATGCGGCGGGCGCGTGCTTCGGCGCCGTGGTGCTCGTGCCCCTCGGCGAAGACGATCCGCACCGCGCGGGGTGTGCCCTTGTAGCCCATGGTCATAGCTCCTTTGAGGCGAACGAGCAGGTCAGGCCCATGTGGGCACGACGCCATCAGCAAGGGATCCGGGGGCACTCCACGTGAGTTCGCCGCTGTCGGAGCGGGAGAGCTGGTAGTCGGAGAACAGCATCTCCATGGGGAGCGTGACGCCGTTGATGGTGTTCGTGCAGGTCCGCGCCACCGAGGTGGAGGGCACGGTCTTGAAGACGTCGTGCTGCCGGTTCGCTGCCGGGTTGTGCACGCCGTTGTAGGTGACGGACCCGTCAGCGAGCAGCAGGAGCCGCTCGTTCGCGGACTTGTCGACGCCGGTGACGTCCTGAACGCCGCGGGGCGTGGACATCTGCCAGTTGGTGATGTCGTTGCGGATGTCGCGCGGCGTACCGCTCGCGTCGTCCACAGAGAGTGTCGTTTGTCCCAATCCGGTGCTCTTGGCCATAGCTGGTCACCCCTTCTTCTGCTCGTCGGCGAGCCTCTGCTGGTGCTCGGCGAAGTCCTCAACCCAGTTCTCCGGCCGCTGGTGCAGCCGAGCTTTCGTGCCGCGCGGGTTACCGCGGTGGTCCCCATCGCGCACGAGAAACAGCGGCGGCCGGCCGAGCGGCGCCCGGTGCGTGGCCGCCTTGAAACACGGCTGACCCGCGTCGAACACCAGCCACGTCTCGCCCTCGGCGACGCGCTGCTCGCGGTACCGGTACGGCACCTGGCGGCCGTTGACCGCGACCCGCGCGGTCTTGGCCGTGTGCAGCAGGTCCGGTGTGAGGTTCTCGACTCGGACCTGCCAGCCGTTCAAGTAGTGCTCGCATCCGACCTCGGCGCACGTGGCCTGCCGCATGTGCGTGGAGATCGGGGACACCATGGCGTACGTCTTATAGGCGTGCGCGGGCATCAGCGGGTCGATGCGGAAGAGCTGTGCGGTCATCAGAAGGTCACCTCCTCAACCTCGTTCTTGATGAAGTTCACGGCGAACGACAGGGTGGTGAAGCCGCCGGTGGTCTCGGTGATGACGCGGACGTAGCGGCGGATCGTGTCCGTGTTGGCGATCGAAATCCGTTCCGACGTCGGCCCGGCCGTGATCTCCGTGAAGGCCAGCCCGGTGACGTCGGCGAACGTGGCGTTGTCCGCGCTGTCTTGGATCTTCACCGTCGCGTCCGTGCCGTCGAACGCGAACACCTGCAGGTACGCCTGGCCGCCGAAGTCGGCAGACGCCGCCGTGTCGATGCCCGTGCCGTCGGTGGCCTCCGTGTCGGTACGAACCCCAGCGGTGAGCTGCCGTCCCCACTCGATGCCGTACCCGTTCGCCTGCGCCGAGACGGTGAAGGTGATCATGCCGTCGTCACCACGCTGCGGGTCGTAGCCCACCTGCTTACCCACCAGCGACGCCGCCGGAGCCCCAAGCGTCGTGCCGCGGCAGTAGGTGAAGATCACGTCTGTGCGCGGCAGCGCAGATAGCTTCTCGTGGGTCTGGTCGACATCCGGGTCGGTGTTGAAGAACGTCGTCATCTCGAAAGCACCGTCGCGGAGACCGCCCTTGCGCTCGTAAGCGCTCTTGTCGATGCCGGTCATGTTGAGCAGTGCGGGGCCGCCACCGATGCGGCCGAGCTGCTGAATGTCGCCGGAGGCGTTGAACCCTGCGATGTGCAGGCCGTCTCCGAGCCCGGATTCCTTGGCCACTACGCCTCCTGGTCCCAGAGATCGTTCACGATGAGCGGAAGAGTGATCGTCATAACCCGGTACTCCGCCCCGCCCTCGGAGAGGTAGCCGGCGCGAGCCGACAGGGGGTCGCCGTAGGCGCCGAGGAGGTCGACCTGGCGGACGAGGCCGCCGAGGGTGAAGTCGCCGGAGTAGGCGGCCATGAGCCAGTCGAGGGCTTCCATGAGGGCCGGGTCGATGGTGTCCGGCTCCTGCTGCCAGAGGGGCGTGTACAGGCGCACGTACAGGGCGAGCCGGGTCGACGTGGAGTTCAGCCCCGAGCCGCCGCGTGCGGGGCCGATCTGCTCGACCCACATCGCGCAGGTGATGCCGCTGGGGGGCGGGGATTTCGGTTCGTGGCCGTTGACCGCTGCGAAGAACCCCGATGCCAGGGCGTGTGATTCGGCTGCGCTGAACACTGTGCGGATGTCGAGGGCCATGTCAGATCAGCCCCCTTGACCGGTACCGGGCCAGGAGCTCGCGGGCGATCTGCGGGGCCTTACGGTCCAGCAGCGGCCGGGTGCGGCGGAACGTCGCGTAGCCGGGGAACCTGGTCACGGGGCTGTTCCTGCTCCCGGTGCCTTCCAACCAGGGCCCGTAGACCACTCGACCGTCGTGGACCTTGTAGCTGTCGCCCGCCCTGTCCACGCTGATCTTCGACTGGTAGTAGCCCGTCGGGTGGCGCAGCACCTGCCGCAGACGCTGGTGCACCAACCGCTCACCCTCACGCGCCACCTGGTACTCGACGTCGTCCGAGTAGTCGTGCAGCGCGCGGCCCGCCCTGCCGGACGCCCACGGGCCGGAGGCGGAGGAGTTGACGCGAACATCGAAGCCGGGCATCTCAGACCCCCCTGTGTCGGGCCTTGCGGCCGTGCGCGTTGTAGACCTGCTCCCGCAGCGACGGGAGGTCGCGGGCTACCAGGCCTTGGTCGTTGCTGGAGAGGCCCCCACTGGCGCGCTTGGTGCGGACGTATGCGGCCTGCTCGTTGGTCATCCGGTTGAGGGCCTCGGCGATGGTGAGGTCACGGACGAGGCCGGGCGGGTCCCAGCGCACCACGCTGCTCGCGTCGGTGTGCGTTGCCGCGGTGGTGCCGAGCGCGCCGCGGGTCACGGTGAGGGTGCGGGGGGCGTAGATGGTGGCGCCGGTCGTGTGTGCGGCGAGGACACTGCCGCCGTCCGACCGTTCGACGATGAGGCTGGTTCCGGCGATGTCGACGATCAGCATGCGCTCGGCGCCGACGAGGATCGTCTCGTCGACCGCGAAGCCGGACGTGTCGGCGACGGTGACGGTGACGGCGTTCTTCTGCACGGCCAGGTCCGCGGCGAGGGTTTGCCCGGTGCTGGCCATGGCCCGGCCGGTGACGAGCATCCGCTCGGAGTCGACGCGGAGGACGGAGCCGACGCCGAGTTCGGCGGACGCCGCGCCGGTCACTGTGACGGTGGTGGCGCTGGTCGACGCCACGGCGGCCGCGAGGGCGCCGACGGTGGTCTCTGCGAGGGGGCAGCCTGCCCACAGCCCGGTCATGCCGACGTCGCGCTGGTGCGTGCTGCCACCGCCGAGCGCCGCGCTGCTGCCCAGGTTGATCTCGACCCGGTTGTATGGGGGCCCGGATCGGTTCGGCTCCAGCAGGACGTCGGCCGGGTTGATGGCGATCCCACCGGAGGTGATGGAGGTGAGGGAGATGAGCTCCGAGTCGTCCAGCCAGATACGCCAGGACGGCCGGTACTGCGAGTCCGGCCAGTTGAAGTACCGGGTGGCTACCGTCGGGTAGAACACGCGGTGGCACAGGCCATCGATGTCACGGCTTGCGGACTGGAGGGCGCGGTCGATCTGCCGTGCGCTCTTCACCGATGGCTGCGCGTCGATCGCACGCATCACGTCCTCACGCGTCGCGTACACCGGGGGCTGGGTCATCTCTCGTCACCTCCTCTCAGGTCTCGTACGGGCAGGTCAGACGCGGGGCGGCCACGTCCAGCAGTGCAGGTGGCCCGACTCGCGGTCGTCGAGGGTCTCGACGAAGACGACCGACGTCCGCCACTCGGTGACGTTTCCGTCGGGCAGGACGTGGACGTTGACGGTGGTGTCGTTCCAGACGCGCGTGATGACGGCTGGGGCGACGTCGGCGCCGTTGTTCTTGGCGGGGTCCATCGGGACGTGGACGACGCGGCCTACGCTCGGTTTCTGCATGTCACGGCCTTCCGTGGATGGAGAAGCTGACCCCGCCGAAGCTGGGGGTGGTGCCGCCGACTTCCCAGCGGATCCGGCCCACGTTGGTCAGGGTGTAGCCGTTGCTGATCTGGCCGTACGTGTAGCCCGACGTGCTCAGCAGCGCCCCACCGATCGACGTCGCCGCGGACGTCTGCACCCACGTCGTGCCGGTCGCGTCGAGGACGTCGAAGAACACGGCGAGCGTGGGGTCAGTGCCGGTCGGCGCGTCGGCGGTCGTCACGATCAAGAGACCGTTGCTGATGCGGGAGATGTCGATCGGCCCCGTCAGCCCGGTCGTGGCGTTCGTCGTCCCGGCCGCCACGTGGTTCGTCGAACTGTCCAAGGTCAACCCGGCGGCCTTGAACAGCTCGTTGTTCCGGTAGGCGCCCACTACTCGCCCGCCTCGTCAGAGGCAGAGCCGGTCTCCGACGTACCGTCCTCCTGGCCTCCAGCCATCGGACGGGCAGTAGAGGTCTCCGTCCGGGCCTTGCCGGAGCGGCTCCCCGTCGTTCGGGCACGCTTGGGGCGGGGCTTCTCGCTCGGCTCGGGCGAGCTCTGCTCCTTCTCGGAGGGTGTCGATGAGCTGGTAGAAGCTGATGCCTCCTCACTCCCTTCAACGACAGCGCCTGCTGCCTGCTCGCCGGTGGCCGCGTTCGACGGCCCGCCGTGCACGGTGATCTTCGCCATGTCCTGCGCTCCGTCCTCTACGTGGTCCCGAGATCCGCACCAGGGGCACCGGGGCAGACCCACCGCGAAGCGGGTCGTGCACCCGGTGCAGTACCTGAGCGCCATCAGGACAGCGGAGCCACGAGCTTGGCCGGGGCCCGCTCGACCATCAGGTCACGGAGCAGGTAGACGACGGCGCCGAGCTGCGCGTTGGTGCCGACGTCGGCGACGTCGAGGCTGATGTAGTCGTAGCCGTCCGACAGGGAGCGGCCGTCGACCTCGATCGCGATGATCTGCTGCTCCTCCGCCGAGGTGCCCGCTCCGCCGGGGTCGGCGATCGTCGCGGCGACGGCCTGGGTCTTCTTCACCCACTGCTCGTCGCCGTCGAGGGTCGCCTCGGCCTTGAGGTAGTAGTGGTCGATGCACGCCAGGTTCGCGGTCGTGCCGGCCGAAGCGGCGGTGTGCTGCTTCAGCGTGATCGTCGGGTCGTCACCGGCGGTGCCGGCGGCCTTGATGACGAGGATCGTGCAGCCGCCCGCGTTCCTGAGGGAGACGCGCTTGCCGGTGACGGCTGCGGCGGAGAGGTCGACGGGTGCGGCGCCGATGCTGACGTCGAAGAGTCGGCCGAGTGCTTCCATGGCCATGGAGGTGTGTCCTTCCTGGGGTTGGGAGAGTTCCTGACCGGGGGGTCAGGAGGTCTCGGCCTTCAGCTCGACGAACGGGCTGAGCGTGTTGCCGCCGTTCTGCGGGGTGATCGCGGACTTCAGCCAGGGGCGGCCGTCGACGCGCTGGATGATGCGGAACGTCGTCTTGTCCGAGCCGAACTGGTAGTCGGTGGACGAGTCGGCGGTCATGGTCTGGCGGTCACCGACGAGGTAGTAGCCCAGGTCGGTGAAGGCGAGGTCGCCGCGGGCGCCGAGGGTGCCGCCCTTCTCGCTGATGATCAGCGGCCGTCCGAAGAGGGTCATCGGGTGCGGGGACGCGGCGTTGACGACGAACACGCTGTTGCCGCCGGTGCCGACCGACATGGCCATCTGGAGGAGCTGCGGCAGCGCGTCGGGGGCGCAGGTCCACACGGCGCGGGACAGGCTGGAGGGCAGCATGCGGGCGTACATGTTGACGACGTCCGCGTAGTTGATCTCGTTCGAGGTCGCACGCGGCACGGCGATCGCGGCGTCGTTCTGCGCGCCCCGGAAGCCCATCGGCTCGCCCACACCGGTGCCGGTCATGAACTTGGCGTCCTCTTCGAACGCCAGGGCCTGCGGCCACAGCCGCTCCAGCAGCCCCATGAACGAGATGATGGAGTCCTGGAGGAGCTCGTTCGGAACGGCGGAGAGGCCGGTCAGCTTCTTCGCGTCCAGCTCGATCCGCCCGAACGTCGGGTTCGAGTCGGTGAGCGCCGCGCCCTCCTCACCCCAGTAGGTGACCATGCCACCGAACACCGAGCCGCTGTTGGTCGTGGAGTCGATCATCGGGAACGGCACCCGGGCCGAGTCCATCGGGATGACCGTCGCCAGCGGGCGTACGATCGCCATCTCCAGCGCGATCTCCAGCAGCTGGCTGCGGAGCACTTCCGGCACCAGGAACCCACCATCGGCCGGCGACACCGACGAGGCGGCGTTGCGGAGCTCAGCGAGCTTGGCCCCGTCGGCGCGGGTGTTCTTGTGCCAGATGTTCCGCACGTAGTCGATGCCGTCCGCGAACAGCTTGTCGACGACGGCACCCGGGGCGGCCGCGTTGTGCGCAGTGCCCTGCCGGTGCGAGGTGAGCATGTTCGCCCGGCCGGCGCGGCCGTTCTGCGGGTCGAGGTTGAGGCGCTTGACCTGGCTGGTGTCCTGGTCGTGCGTGCGGAGGAAGTCAGCGAGCTGCTTCTGGGTCTCCTCGGCGACGAGCCGGTTCAGGTCGGTGCCGTCGCCCTGCTGCTTCTCGCTGTAGGCGGTGATGAAGTCCGCCAGCGCCTTGGGCGTCTCGACGACGTCCTTGGCCTTGGCCGGGTCCGCGAGCATCTCCGCCAGCTCGTCGGCGTTGCGCGGGATGGTGGGTGTTGCCACTGGTGCCTCCTTCAGGCTTCCGTCGCCGCGCTGGACGACGCCGTGGTGGTGGTGAGGTTGGAGACCAGCACCGACCACGCGTCGGGCTCGTCCTGGGTGAGGTGGGCGGTGAGCGCCGCCCACGCGTCTACGGGTTCAGCGGGCGCCTCCGGCTCCGGCTTGGTGGCCGGGTCGGGGGCGGGTTCGACGGGCGTCGTCTCAGCGACCGGCTCGACCGGCGCGGTGGCCTCGACGGGCGGGGCAGCGTCGCGCAGTGCGGCTTCCTTGCGGAGCACGGCGAGGATCTGCTCACCGACGGCGTCACCGATGTTGAAGGTGAGCGTCACTGACTCCGGCTGCTCGCTCTCGGCCTTCGGCTGCTCGTGGTGGGGGCCGGTGTAGCCGTAGGCGGCGAGGTCCCAGGCGCGGGCCATTTCCGGCTCGGGCTCCTCGTCGGGCTCGGTCGGCGTGCCTGCCTTCGGTGCCTGGACGGCTTCGTCAGCGAGACCGTTCTCGACCGCGTCCTCGGGGAGGTACCAGGTCTCGGCCTTCATCCGCTCGCGCCACTGCTCGCGGGTGCCGCCAGCCCTCTGAGCGTAGGCGTCCGCGATGTTGTCCGAGATCAGGTCGAGGAGTTCGCCCATCTCGTCCATGTCGGAGGCGTTGCCCATGCAGAGGCCGGACGCGTCGTGGATCATCATCATCGAGTTGGGGGCCATCTCGATGCGGTCCCCGGCCATGGCGATGACGGAGGCGATCGACGCGGCGACCGCGTCCACCTGCACCGTGACGCTGGCCGGATGGGCGCGCAGCGCGTTGGCGATGGCGATGCCCTCGAACACGCTGCCGCCGGGCGAGTTGATCCGGACCCGCATCTTCGGCGACGTGATGCCCTTGAGTTCGGCGATCAGGTCGTCGGCTGTGTTGCCGAACCATCCGCCGATCTCGTCGTACAGCATCACCTCGGCCTCGTCTGCGTCGGCCGCGTTGCTGATGCGGTACCAGGAGCGGGCCTCGATGCCGAGGGTCTCGCGCTGCTTGTCTGCCTGCTCGCGCTGACGGGCGACGAGGCGGGCGACGTTGGTTGGCAGGGTGATCATTCGTCGTCCTCCGTCTTGCGTCGCTTGACCACGCGGCAGCGGCACTCGTTGCCGAACTCAGCGCCGACGCACTTCACGTAGCCGGAGCCGCCCGGGTAGTCCTTGTAGGCGGCGGCACGGTTGCGGTACAGCTGGCCGTCGTTGTCGCGGCACGGCTCGCAGGTGTTGTCGTCGATGACCGCGACGGCCTTCCACCGCTGCGCCGCCTCGATGTCCTCGCCGGTGAGCCCGGCCACCGTCTCGGCCCACACGTCGGTCGGCTCGTCTTCCACCGGCTCGCCCTCTGCTGGCCCAGCCTCAGGCTTGGCCAGGGCGCGGCCACGGCGCGCGAGCTGCGCAGGCGGCGGCACGTTCAAGTCCAGGTTCGCGCCGGCCCGGTTGAGGATGTCGCGGGCTTCTTCCCAGGTGATGCACACGTCGACGCCGAGGTAGATCGACTGGATCATGTCGCCGAGCTCGCGCGGGCTGATGCTGCCGTCCCCGCCCTGTGCTGCGGCGGTCTCCATCTCGGGCAGGCCGACGGCGGAGAGGATGCCCTCGGGTGCCCACATGCCCGTCTCGGCGAGCGCTTTCGCGGCGTTCGCCCGGGCGGTGAGCGTGGCGGCTTCGGTCTCGGGGTCTGGGGGGACGGGGTCGCAGTAGTCGAACTCCAGGCCGTGCGCGGTCGCGCCGAACATGGGCAGGAGCTCGAAGTTGAGGGCCGCCTTGATGCGCTCCAGCCGGGGGATGGTCTGCTGCTCCGCGAACCACGCCTTCGCCGCCAGGGCGCTCGCGCGGTTGATGTCTTCGAAGTCGCCGATGGCGGACTTGCTGATGCCGTACGCCTCGCGGACCCGGTCGGCGGTGGCGCCGCGCAGCTCCACGAACTGCATGTCCCGCTGGCTGATGGTGCGGTCGATCCACTTGCCGTGTTCCAGGATCGCCACGCGGTGCGCGTTGCCGACGCCGCGGTGCTGCTCGTTCCAGCGTTCCCGCAGCTCGTCGAACTGCGGGTCACTGAGGGGGCTGGGGACCTCGATGATGCCGCCCGGCTGCGCGCTGTTGACGAAGAACGCCCGCGACCACTCCGCCGCGTACCGGGAGGTGTCCAGGTCCGGGAGGATCGACAGCACCGGCGACAACCCGCGGTACGGGTCGAGCGGGTTCGGCCGGCGCAGCTGGATGACCTCGTCGAGTTCGAGGGGTATCTGCTCCCCGTCGGGCGACGTGTACACGTAGCCCTTGAGGAACTTCTCGGGGTCGGGGACCGGGGTGATGCGGTCAGGGCGGACGGGCCACATCTCCAGCGGGATGTTCACGCCGGGATGGCGGGCGATGACCCACCAGGACTCGCCGGTGAGGTCGTAGTGCTGCGTGGAGGACTCGACGAACTCCTGCCGCGGCATGAACTTGTTCGGGGCGTTCCACAGGTCGAGGGCCGCGTGGGAGGTGACCTCGTCGCGGTCCTCGTCCCGGCCGGACTTGGCCTTGCGGTACAGCTTCCAGTCGACGAGCGCGGTGGCGTTGCTGGTGCGGTCGACGATCGCGAAGAGCGTGCCGACGGCGGACATGGCGCGCATCTGGCCTTCGGCGGTACGGCTGCTGCCGAAGATGCCGTAGCTCTGCGCGCGACTCGCGAAGGGGACGGGCGTGTTGGTGGCCGTGCGGGCGACTGCGTTGGAGAGCGCGCCGAGGAGGGTTCTGGCCACCTACCCCTCCTCTCACCTACCTGTCGCCGAAGTGCACCCGGTTCATGACCAGGCACCCGAGTCCGGCTGCGACGAGACCAGCGATCAGGTGCCACACCATGGCGGCACTCGACAACAGAATGATCCCAGTCATGTCAAGCAGGATCGGCATACTCCTATTCAGAACCTGCCTCCACCTGCGCATGCGCTCCTTGTGGCGGGTCTTCATGCTGGTCACGGGCGTCTCGTCTCCTCGATGGCGGCTTGTAGGGTCAAGACAGTCTCACAGCCAACGCACCCGAGGACGACCACCCAGGTCACGCGCGGCGACCATGTACCGGGCCGCATCGCAGCTGTGGTCATTCGCCTTCACCGGCTCCTCTTTCAACCCGGTCTGGTTGCCGGGCTTGACGGCCCACACGTAGCCGGACACTTCCTCGGCGAGGCCGATCGGGAGGGACTGCGCGTCCATCTCGGCATCGCGCTCCAGCAGCGCGTCCCGGAAGACGAACAGCCGCGGCCGGCCGTCAGGCTGCTCCTTGAGGCGTGCGCCGAACGCCTGGATCCCATCCGACACGGACTTGTGGGCGGCCTGCGTGCCCATACCCAGCTTCCGCTCCAGCGTGGCCCGGTCTTCGGCGTCGTGGTCGGTGATGATGGCGCGGGGCCGCGGCTGGTCCTTCAGGAGCCGGTCGCGGATCACGTTGGCGTGGTCCTCGACGAGCATCCGGGTGCGCACCCACTCGCGGATCAGGTACAGCCGGCCGTCCGGGTCCTCGGCCCAGAGCTGCGCCACGAAGGGGTTTGTGAAGCCGAAGTCGACGCAGATCCAGCGGGGCCACTCCTCCGGCACGTCGAACGGCTCGATGACGTGGACGGGTTCCGACCAGCCCTCGTAGACGAGGCCTTCGGCGGCGGCCCAGATGCCGTCTCGGAAGCGCAACCTGCGGACGCCGGTGAGGGCGTCGAGCTTGGCCATGTAGTCGATGCCGCGCTCGGTCAGGGTGCCGTCGGCGTTGACGTAGAGGGGATTGTCGCGGTGCAGGGAGTGCAGCATGCGCATGGTGCCGTCTTCACACCGCTGCTTGATCCAGTGCTTCGGATGGTCCGGGTTGCACGCGAGGATGATCTGCCGGTACGTGTCTGCGTTCCCGCGGAGCCGGGTGATCAGCGTCTCCAGGGCCTTGAGGCTGATCTGCGTGGCCTCGTCGATGTAGATCCGGGAGAACTCGGTACTGAGGAATTTTTCGGGCCGGTCGAGGCCGCCGACGAGGATCTCAGCGCCGTTCGCGAACTGGTACGCCGCCGGCTTCCTAGGGCTTCCGCCGAACCACTTCACGACGCCCTCGGCGAGCGCAACGGGTGCGACCTGCTGCTCGAACGTCACCAGCGTGGAGCCGGTGAGCGAGGCGTGGGTCTGGCGGACGATCAGGGAGCGGCAGTTCGGCACCATCAGGCTCGTGTAGAACGCCTTCTGCAGCATCGCCAGGGACTTGCCGGTACCAGCCGGGCCGGCGATGCAGATCTCTTGGTCCCTGGCTGCGAGGAGGGTCTTGGCGCCGCCGCGCGGTTCGTACCGCACGACCGTCGCGGTCACACGAGATCCTGCGGGTCAACACCCACCAGCTCGTACTTCACGCCGCCGGAGTGCTCGACCTTCGCCGGCTGGTCCAGACCCAGCAGCTTGCGCCTGCTCTCGTCGTTCTTCCGCCGCTGCTCGTCGATCTTGAGTAGGCGGTCGATCGCCGCGAGGACGGGGGCGTCGTCGAGGATCGGTTCCCCGTCCAGGCGCACGACTTGCCCGTTGGACACGGTGACGTGATGCCGCTCCAGCACCTCACGCGCGGCCGTCTCCAGGTCGTTGAGGCGCACGAGCTCGGCGTCAAGGCGCTCCAACATCAGCGTGCGGAGGTTGTCGGCCGGCTCCTGGAGGGTCTCCTTCAGGGTGTTCTGGACGGCGTTGTAGGCGGTGTGGACGTCGATGTCGAAGTGTTCGGCGATGCGCCGGTAGGACCAGCCTTTGGCTTTGAGGTCGCAGGCTTCGGCGTTGCGGCGGGCGGTGTCGATGCTGCGGACGAACTTGCCGCGGTTGTTGCGGCCTTGGGCTTCGGCGCGTTCGCGTTGGGCGTCGGGGTCTCCTCCGCTGGTGGCCACGGCTGGTGCCCCCTTTGCTGGTGTGGTTACTGGTTGGCGTGCTTTGATGGTAACGATGCGTGCAACCGGGGTGGCGGCTCTGACGGCGGCGCGCATGACGGAGGCCCGTCTCCCCGCACTGGGCGTAGCGGGTTGAGACGGGCCTTCGACGTGCGAGGGGTCAGGCGGTCAGCCCTCCCAACCGCGGGCGACGTCCAGGGCGCGCTGCAGCGCGGACGCGAGCGGCAGGCGCTGCGCCTCCGGCAACACCACATCCACGGTGACCTGCTGCCCCGGACCATGGACCTCCGTGACGCCCACGAGCACCCCGCCGGTGCCCACAGCCACAAGGAGGGCCCCCGCAGGCAGGGCGGTGTCAGCCCACCACGTCCGCTCGTTGAGCGCCTGGATCAGGGCGGGTAGTGCGGCTGTGGTGACGCCGACCTCCGCGACACCGCGGCTGTCCGGGCCGGTGATCCCGAACTCGTAGAGGCCGGACGCGTCGGGGCGGGTGATGCGGATCAACACCTCGGCGCAGCCGGGATCCTCGCGGAGCCCGGCGGGGATGACGCGGAGCGTGGTGCCCGCGTGGTCCGTCCAGTCCCAGGGCTGGGGGGTGAGTTCGGCGATGACGTTGTTGAGGGCGTCACGGAAGTCCACGGCGGGTTCCTTTCGGTGGCGGTGGGTTGAGCGTATGGCGGGGGCCAAGCGGCGAGAGTCAGTTGGCGGGCTGCAGCAGATGGTCAATCTCGGCAACGAGCTGCACGTAGTGCGGGCCAGGCAGATCCAGTACCTCCCCCACGCCCTGTGGCGCGCCCGGCGGCCGAATCTCCCACCGCACGCCCTCCGTAGCCGGCCACACGTACAGGCGGTCCCCGCGCTTCGCCGCAGCCTGCTGCCCGGTCGCCTCAATCGGGATACGGACTTCGATGTAGTCCGACGTGGCGGTCGCGGCCCAGCCGAGGCGGGCGAGGTGGTTGGTGACCCGGGCGGTGAACCTCGGGTCCAGGGCGAGGACGGTCACTTGAGGGCTCCGTGTTCGCGGGCGGTGGTGAGGTGGTCGCGGATGGCGGCCATGGCGTCGTCGGTGGTGAGCCGGCCGGACGTCCAGGACGCCCAGACGGTGTTGATGTCGGCGAGGGCCTGCTGTGCGGCCTCGGTAGGGGTGGGGTCGTCCACGGGTTCTCCTTATGCGGCGAGGGCGTCGGCGAGGAGGTCGATGCGGGCGGCGATGGGCAGGTCGACGGGGGGTCAGGCGGCGAGGAGCATGCGTGCGGCGAGCTGGTGGTAGCAGCGGGAGCCCTTGATGCCGGCGGGGCACGAGCAGGCGGTGGGGGCGGTCTTGTAGGTCTCGGTGCCGTCCGAGCTGACGGCGATGAACACCACGCTGCGGAGGGGGACGATGGCGCCGTCCTCGATGAGCTCGCGGGCGGAGGCCACCTGGTGGGGCTTGTAGTCGGCGAGGTCGACGGCCGAGCGGCGGACCTTGGCGCGGCACTTGGGGCCGTAGCCGTCGGGCGAGGGGTTGCGGAGGGTGCGGCCGCAGCGGAGGCAGTTGGTGTGGGTGGTGGCTGCGGCGTTCATGTGGTCCCCCTCGTTCGTGGCGATGACTACACAGTAGGCCTACCCAGTCCTCATGTCAACTGAGTTGGCCCATTGAGTTCGCCTACCGAGATGGCATACTGAGTCCATGGCAGACACCGACGAGCAGAAGATCGCCGAAATCCGGAAGCTCACCGAACGCATGGCCGCCGACAAGGCCCGCATCTTCGAACTGATCCCGCAGGTCTTCCCCGAGAAGCGCGGCGAGCCGCCCGTACGCGGGCGCCTCAACGAGGTTGTGGCGGCGTCCGGGTTCACCCGCGAGTACGTCGCCCGCATCCGAGACGGGAAGGTGAAGCCGTCATGAGGAGCGCTGAAGAGATCCGTGCGCTGCGGAACGAGTTGGAGGACAACATCTTCGAACGCGGCTGGGACGCTTCTGTAGAAGCCGCCTCGCAGGCCCTGGCATGGGTCCTCGGCAGCGACATCGAGGGAAACATCCGCCAGTACACGTTCCGTCCGGACGCCGAGCGGCGCCGTGAGTGGATCGCTCGTGGCGGCGACCCGAAGGACTGGCCGATCGAGCCGGAGCGCCCGGTGAGCAGCGAGGAGAAGACCGCGTGACCGCCGGAATGATCGACTGCGCAGTGTTCACACCCGAGGACGATGACGACACGGCGGCGGCCTGCAGCGCCTGCGGTCATCCGGCTTGCGAGGTATGCGGGGAGAAGCACGCCGTGTACGGCGGGACCGTCTGCGCCGGGTGCATCGACCTACTCGACGATGATGACCAAGCGCACGAGCGAGAACTAACTGATGCCGCCCGGATCGGTTTTGAACAGGCTGGCGGCAGGGCAGGGCTGGCCCGCAACTGGGATCAGTGGATGGCCGAAGGAGACACGACCGGCAAACGGGCAGTCGAGGGCGTAGGCCCGGTGCGTCCGGGCGAGGAGCCCACCACATGATCGAACCTGTGTATCGCGTCCGATGCGACGGTTCCGGTGAGGAGTGGGTGGCGGCGCCAGAGAGCCTCCCGCCTCCTGCGAAGGTTATGCACTTCGTCACCGTCGCTACATACGAGCGGGCGGCCAGGTTTGCCACGGAGGCGGATGCCGTACAGGGAGCCGTGAGCGCAGGCTGGCGGCCGACGGCGGATTGGCAGAAGTGGCTATGCCCCTCGTGCTACTTCATACAGGAGAAGCAGCCCACCGCATGACGACGGCCCCGCCCAATCCGGGCGGGGCCGCTGCGTGTCCGTCTACGGCTCCGGCGTGATCTCCGCCGTCAACTCCTCGGTCACCTGGTCGATCGCCGCTTGCAGCTCGTCGTCCGACAGGCCGCCGCACGCGTTGTACCCGGGCGTGGCGTCGATCTCCTCCGAGTCGTCCAGCAACTCGGCCTTGATCCACGTCCGGCACTCCGGCGACACACTCACCGACGGGGAAGCCTCCGGCGCGGATGCGGCCACGCTCGGGGTGGAGGTGGGCCCCGCGCTGGCCCTGCCGCTGCCGTCGTCGCGGGACTGCGCCACATACACGCCCGTCCCGACAATCGCGACGATCAACGCGGCAGCCGACCCGATGATGACCGCGTTCGTGCGGCTCCTCCGGGGCGGCGGGTAGTTCGGTGGCGGCTGGTGCATGGTCCCCCCAGGTGGTGTGTGTGCTGGGGTGAATGATGCGCCCGCGTGAACGAGTCGTGAAGGCGCTGTTCCTGTTCTGTGACCCGAATCCACCCGAACCGGTAGCCGTCCCCTGCCGGTAACAGCCACACTGCGGGCATGGACGACGTGGTGTACATGGTGCGCGGCGGCACGCGAGACATCTGCCAGCGCGAGCTCGACCGGCTCTGCGAACTCCTCGACGCCCGCCCGACGATGCGCCCCTCCGACAGCACCGGACGCGGCTGGGTAGCCCGCGCCGTCCCCGCCCGCCAGCCCGAGCCGGCCGAGTAGGGCATACGAAAGCCCCGCCGACCCCTGGGGGGGGATGGGTCGGCGGGGCGTGCGCGGTGCGTCGCGTTCTCAGTGTTGCAGCGCTGTCAACTCGCCCTCGGGCCCTGCTGCGGGGTGCCGGGGACGGGCTTCTCCTCCGGCTTCACCCAGCCGCCGCGCGACCCTTGATAGTCCGTCTCGTGGCCCTGCAGCCGAGGGTCGTCCGGCTTGATGGGCTTCTTGAATCCGAGTGCCATGATGGCGGTCCTGTCTCTTCGTTGGGATGGGGACCGGGGCGTGGCCGCGCTCTTCTTGGCGGATGGGAGCGGCCCGCCCCGGGGTCTACTTCGCGGCCTTCAGCCAGCGCACGAGGGTGCGGTGGGGGCGCTCCTCGTCGGGCACCGTCTCGAAGCCACGGCTGTTGTTGTTGTCGTTGTTGTTGCTGGTCAACGACCCCTCTTGGGCGGTCTCCTCGCCGGGGGAGGGGAGCGGCGGGAAGTCGCTGCTCTTCACGCCCGGGGAGACGGCCACCCGCCGGCCCTTCATCCGCACCCCTCCAGAGGTGGGGATGTCGGCCGCGGCGAGGGCCTCCCGTACGGCCTCGGTGGAGGCCTTCAGGTGGTCGGCGAGGGCGGTGGTGTGGGCGTGCGGTGCGCCCACCTCGTGGAGGGCCTGGACCAGCTGCTCGCGGGTGATCCCGCCGGGGGCCTGGGCGGGCTGCTCGGGGGTCTCGTCGGCGGCCTCGGCGGGCGCCGTCGGGGCGGTCGGGTCGGGCAGGCGCAGGCCGGTCACGACCGCGGTGACGAGCCACCCGACGGCGAGCAGCACGGCGATGCGGGTGGTCCAGGGCAGTCCCTTGGCGAACCCGGCGAGGAAGAGCACGAGCACGAGCTTCCCGAACGCGCCTGCTGCTCCCCCGCCTGCCAACCAGCCAGCGATGGCGGTGCAGATGCGGGAGGAGCCGGTCCACACGGCGATCCAGACGCGCATGTCAGCCGCCCACCATCATCAGGACAGCGGCAGCGAACTGGACGGGTGCGGCCCACACGGAGCCGTCTCCGGCGGCGGGCCACACGAATGAGGCGATCATCCCGACGGCAGCGGCGGACGCCGGGTTCAGCGGCGCGGCGATCATGATGATCAGCAGGAGCAGCGCGACCGCTCCGATCCCCACGTCGCCAAACGGCCCGTCACCTGAGCCGACGCCGAGCCCGGTCAATCCCTGCTCGGTAATGCGCCCGGGGTCGGCCCAGATCTTCCCGGCCGCTACGTAGGCGGTGCCGGCTAGGAACGCGGTGATGAGGGAGCCTCGCACCTCGAACTTGATCTTTCCCTTGCCCATGACGCCGAACACGAGGAGCGCGGTCGCGCAGATGGCGATGCCACCGTTGCCGAGCACGCCGAACACGGCGCCCGAGGTGGTGGGTGCTGCGAGGTACACGGGGGCTCCTAGAACAGGGCGTTGGGCGCGTGGAGCGCGGTGGCGAGGAGAGCGGTGGACATGGGGATGCGCAGGGCCCACAGGACGGGCGGACGGGTACGGGTGGGCAGGATGCGGACGTACCGCTCCCCTACGACCTCGGCGGCGAACCAGCCGAACCCGGCGAGCGCGAGGCCGGCCGCGGAGCCGCCGGGGCCGAGGGTGTCGAGGAACTCGGCCATCGCGTCGTAGAGGCCGAACGTCCAACCGACGCCGGCAGCGGCGCCGTGGACGAGGAGCCAGCGGCGGGCGCGGGCTTGGCGGTCCTGGGCGCGGGTGTCGACGGGCTGCGGCGCCGGTGGGGGTGGCGGGGTGAAGGTGATGTGCCAGCCGGGCGGTGGCTCACTCCCCTCGCTGGGCTGATCGCCGGCTGCTGGTTCTTTGCCGACGGACCACCAGTGGGGTTCCTCGTCCGGGGCGGTCATCGGTGTCCTTCGCGGGTCGTGGGTGTGGCCGAAGGGGCGGACGTGGCGGGCGCGGAGGAACGCGCGGGCGCGCAGCTCGTCCCCGCCCACCGCGCTCATGAGGCGGTGCGCTCGATGCGGGTGCGTGTCCGGCGGACGGTGTCGGCGGACACGGTCTGTCCGTGGATCTTGCGGACGTAGGACAGGACGGCGTCCTTGTCCGTGATGCCGGACGCGAGGGCTGTCCGGATGGTGTCCGCGACGGTCTGTCCGGGCGGGGCGATCGGACGGACGGGGCGGACGGGGCGGCGCGTTGACCTGCTGTCCGTCGTGTCCGGACGGCTGTCCGTGTCCTCGTCGAGGACGTCGCGGATGGTGTCCGTGTCCGTGTCGATTCCGGCGGCGGACAGGTGGTCGACGATGTCCTCCGGGGTGGCGTCCGGGAAGGTGTCCGCGGCGGCGCGGACAGCGGAGCGGACGGTGGCCGTGCCCCGCTTGTCCGGGCGGCTGTCCGTGTCCGGCGGGGTGATCTGGTGTCCGGTCTGGACGGGGTCGAGGAGGTCGAGGCGGACACCGACCGCACGGCGCAGCGTCGTCCAGGAGCGGCCCGGGTACATGACCCAGCCGAGCGCGGGGATGTGCGGGAGCCGTTCGGCGACGAGGCCGCGGGCGGAGCGCTGCTCGTCGCGGACGTCACGCCGGTGGAGTTCGAAGAGGAGCTCCACCCCGGCTGAGAGGGAGGCGAATCCGGCGGCGGCGGGCATGCCGCCGATGTCGTGGCCGTGGTTCCAGTTGAGGAGTCCGGCGACGGACACGAAGGCGAGGAGCGCGGCGCGGGCGAGGCCTGCGGGGGTGCCGCGTTCGACGGCGCGGCGGGCGTAGGTGGCGCAGATGAGTCCGGCCGCGTCGAACATGATGGAGAGGGGCCAGGCGAGCCACTCGTCCATGCCCCAGTCCATGAGCTGCCCGGAGAGGGACCAGGCGGCGGCGGCGAGGAGCATGCCGAGGACGAGCGCCCAGGCGGCGCGGATGGGCTGGGAGAGTCTGCGGCCGGTGGCGCGCGTCGTGTTCACGGTGCTCCTCCGGGAGCGGGTCGGCGGTGGCGGGGTGTGGCGGCGGCTCAGCGCAGGGCGCACTCGTCTTGCAGCAGCTCGACCATCAGCGGCCAGTCCAGAGAGTCGTCGCCGCTGGCGCCGTTGCGCATGTGGGCGGCGGCTTGCTGCGGCGTGAGGAGGGTGACGGAGTCGCAGTACGTCTGCCGCTCGGCTTCCGTGGCGATGGCCCAGGTGATCTCGAACGTTTGCCGGGTGTGGCCGGCGAGGTCGTCGGGGGTGAGGCTGGGCTCGGGCTGGACTGCAACTGTGTCGGTGGGGTCGGGCGTTTGCTGGTCGCTGTTGCAGGCGGTGAGCGCCAGGCAAGCGGCGGCGAGGAGCGGGAGGATGTGGCGGAGTCTCATGCGTGGGTCTCATCTCGGTGTTGGGGCCGCCCCGCGCGGCCGTGGGGGAACGGAATCGCGCGGGGACGGCGATCGGGGGTGGTTACCAGTTGGTGCGGCGGTCGCCGCGCTTGTCGCGGGCGCGGTCCTGCTGCTCCCAGGCTTCGGCGGCGGCTCCGGCTTCCCGGGCGCCGCGGGTCTTGGAGCGGCGGAAGCGGCTCGCGGAACCGGTGACGGACACGCCGGCGGCCGGGTAGCTGCGGCTGCTGGTCTGTTGGCGGCGGGAGAAGAGGCCCATCAGCGGTGCTCCCCTTGGTCCTGCCAGCCGAGGCGGTCGCGGATGTCGGCGGCTTGGGCGTAGTCCTGTTGCGCCAGCTCGACGGTGGCGGGTTCGGCGAGGATCCGGTTCGGTTGCGGCGCGAGGGTGCTGGGGGTGGGCGGTTGTTGTTGCGTCTGGGTACGCTGCTCCACGGTCTCTCCTGGTCACGTCAGGGGATGGCTGGCCCCGACGGGAGGTGCAACTCCCGTCGGGGCGTACTTGTTGGTGCCGTTCCAGAGTGCACGTTCTGCTTTACAACGTCAAGCAGAACAGGGAGGATGTTGCCGTGCCCAAGAGCCCTGAATCAGAGGGGAGCCCGCGCTTGATGACAGTCACCGAGATCGCGGCGGAGCACGGGGTCAGCCGTCAGACGATCCACACGTATCGGCGGACGGGCATCTTCCCTTCCCCTGTTGAGGGCGAGGGCAGTACGCGGCCACGGTTCCGTGAGGACGAGGTGGACGCGTTCTTCGAGGCGAACCCCAAGCAGCCGCGCAAGAAGCGCAGGCCCCAGCCCGACCAGCAAGGAGAGCCAGTGACCACCACGACCGATCCGCGTATCGCGATCCTGTCCAGCCTGAACGACCCCCCGTACAACGAGAGGGCGGAGAAGCGCTGCGTGCCGTGGGACGACGCGGTGAAGATGCTCGACGCCTATCGGGCCGCCGTCGTCGCCGAGGTGGTCGACGCGTTGACGGCGAAGGGGGCGGAGTTGTCGGAGCTGGCGGAGGAGGAGATGCGGCCGAGTCTGGAGGAGCGGGCGCAGACGTGGTACGAGGCCGCTGAGGTGGCGGAGAAGCTGAAGCAGGCGAAGGCGGAGGAGGGCTGATGGCCCGTCTCGATGCCAGGCCCGCGCTGAACGTCCACTACGCGACCGATCCCCGCATCCGGCATCTCGCCGAGGCTGTGTGGCGGTTGCGGACGGGTGGCACCCGGATGGACTGGCTGATGCTCGGCAAGGACAACCCGGAGGCGCTCATCGGGGAGGCGCGTGAGTGGGTGCGCGCGGCGGTCGCTGCCGGGCTCATGGAGCCGCCTCGGGATGATCCGGGTTGGAAGACGGCGGCACACCGCGCCGCTGAGGAGGAGTAGTCGTGGTGAATCTCGTGCAGTGGCTCAGGCGCCCCTGACCCGTACGTAGCTGCGCCCCGGCCGTCGTGACCCGGTCGGGGCGTTTCGCTGTGCAAGCACCGCCCGAGACGCCAGAGCAGGGACGGGAACGGGCGGCACGATCAGCGTCGCACGCCCGTCAAGCTGCTCCCGGGATGCCGCTGTCACACCCCTGCGGCAGGCTGACCCCATGCGTACGGTGATCGTGTTCCCGCCCGATGAGCAGGGCGGCCGGCGCGTCCGCTCCGGCAGCGAGATCCTCGGCCGGGCGACCAGCCTCCGGGATGTCGTGGAGTTCCTGCGGCGCGCCGGCCTGGACGAGGTGGACGAGGCCTATGTGCGGCGCACGGCGCTGGTCGAGTGGCGGGGTGGCGGGCCGGACGTGTGGGAGCACTGACGGCGGTCTTCCGCTCCGGCCGGGTGTGGGCGTACGGTCGTGGTCTCCCCGTCGGGGAGTGCCCTTGGAGGCGCTCGGCCCGCCAGTCCGCAGGGGTGCGGGACGGCGGGCCATGTGCTGTCCGGGCATGCGAGAGCCCTCCCTACGCGCGGCAGGGAGGGCTTCGTGGTCTCCGGGCCGGGCTGCTCACCACATGCGGCAGGCGCGCCACAGCATCTCTGCCGCCCAGGAGCAGCGGTGTCCGGCGAGCCAGCAGCCGAGGCGGTCGAGCTGGCGGGTGAGGCGGAGCATCACGGTTGCGCCTTCCAGTTGGGGCCGCGTAGGGCGGGCGGGACGCTGCTCGTGGGCTGGGCGCTGAGGAGCCGGACGATCGCACTGAGGTTCGTGACGCGCGGCTCAGGGCGTTCGCCTTCCTGCGGCCGGTCGAGGGTGGCGAGGATCTCGTCGGTGATGCCGTGCGCATAGGCGAGGTCGAGGAGTTCGGGGCAGTCGTTGAGGTTCTCGGTGACGGGGTAGTCGTACTCGCTTTCGGTGCCGCAGCCGTGGCACATGGCGGCCTCAGCCCAGTAGGCGTCGGGGTTGAGCCGGTGTCGGGCGAGGATGCGCCGGTCTGCCTCGCAGCGGCGGAGCGCGTTGGTGGGGTTGAGGATGTGGTCGAGGGCGTACTCCTCGGCCGCGTCGATCTGTTGGGTGATCCAGCCGTGCAAGTCAGGCACCGGGGGTCTCCTTGTGCTTCCAGTCGGCCATGCCGCAGCGGGCGCAGAGGCCGCTGTCCTCGGGCTTGGTGGGCGGCTGGTAGGCGGCGCATACCGTGCCGTCGGTCGTTCGGGTCGCTGCCGGGCCGGACGCGGGCTCGACGAGGGCGTCGAGGACGGCTTGCCGGGCGCGGTCCCAGCCCATCTGCACGCCTCTGCTGCGGTCCCCGAGGATGGGCATGTCGTAGGGCGGGAGGGCGGCGCGGACGCGGGTGATGGCGGCCTCGGCCTGCTCGGCGCGTCCCGCGTACGACCCGGCTGCGGCGTTGGCGCTGTCGGCTTCGGCGTAGCAGCGGGCGGTGTACTCGGCCTGTTCCAGCCGCTCGTACAGGGCGTCGAGTTGGTCGCTGGTGAGGTCGTCCAGCTTGATGCGGTCGGTCACTGCTGCTCCTGGTCGGGCAGGTTGAGGTC